CTAAATCGCTTTTTTCTGGTCCTGCGCCGGGCCAGAAATCGCAGCGTTCACGGCGGCGCGATTCGCCCCGCGGTCGGCCGACGGGATCCACTTCGCATAGTCCCGCATCATCACCTGCACGCTGTGGCCATGCTGCAGGGCCACCCACATCGGGTTCGCCCCGGCCATCAGCGCGAGCGTCACGCTGGTGTCGCGGCATTCCTTCGGCGCCCGGTATCGCACCCCCGCCTTCCGGAGGGCGGCGCGCCAGACGCGGCGCTGCGACTGCTCATCGATGAAGGGCTTGCCGGTGTTCGGGTTCCAGAACACCTCCCGGCCGGCGGCCTCGGTGCGGGCCCGCTGGCGCCGGATGGCGTTGTAGGCCCGATCGTTCAGCTCCACCTGCCGTTCCACATTGGTCTTGGTGCGGTCCTTGTCCTTGGTCAGCACCCTGGTTCGCCACACCAGCGCCGTCCGGCTGCGATGATCCACATCCTCCCAGAGGAGTGCGATCTGCTCGCTCGCACGGAAGCCGGCGAAGAAGGAGAACTCGAAGTAGTCCGCCCATGTGCTTCCGGCCTGCTCCTCCAGCGCGCGCAGGATCACCTCCACCTCATCGGGGGAGAAGGGGTCGGGCATGGCCTTCTGCACCTTCTGGTTGTCGATGCCGTCGGTAGGGTCCACCACCTCGGTGCGGGCCTTGCAGATCAGCTCGAACACCCCCCGCAGCGGGATCAAGATGTTGTTCTGCGTCTTGCGTGCCAGCGCGCGGCGTGTTTTGCCCGTCTTCTCGTCCAGGCGGGGGGCTGACAGGTCGGCCAGTCGCTCGAGCACCATGACGTGCGTGATGCGCTCCGGCGGCAGGTGGCCGAAGACCGGGAGCCAGTAGGCGGCCAGATGGCGGAGGTAGACGGCGTGCGAGGAGTGCTCCAGCCCACGGGCCGAAAGCCGGCCCCACACCTTCGCCCAGTCGCGGAAGAGGCGGGATTCCTCGTCCGTGGCGGGCTGCACGGCCGTCAGGTTCTTGTAGTCGGGGAAGTGCTCGGCGAACCGAAACTTGCCCTGGTTGATCTCCTCCACGATAGTGGCGCGCAGCCTCGCCGCGTGCTTCAGGTTGGCGGCCGTGGGCCGCAGGTCCAGCGTGGGCGAAACCTGTTTGCCCTCCCAGGTGAAGCGAACCTCTATGCGGTTGCCGCGTGGTCTAACACCTCCGGATGATGCTTTGCGGCCCATCGGTTGTATCCCTCCATATCGATCAGAACATTCCCGTCCGGAGCCCGGACGTACTCTTTGCCTTCGACCCACACGCCGCGGTGGATCTTGGTTTCCACTGCGCGGTCGGTGTAGCCGGTGTCGAGGCAGAACTTGGGGATTCGGATGAATCGCGCCATCACGGTCCTCCTGGGGGTTGTGGTTGAGGGACGGCCGTGGAAGCACGGCGGCGCCAGCCATCAGCGGCCATCTGCAGCAGGCGCTCCTCGGTGTGCGTGCCGGCGTAGCCACCGTCTGCAACGTACCGACCGCCGCACCGGCATGCGGCCACCCCGGCCTCGAAACATTCCCCATGCCCGCCGGTTCGCTGGATGTACAGCGAGATGTCCTGGCCGGCACAGAACGAGCACGCTGGCAGGTGTAGAGCTGCGCCGCCTTTCTGGGGCTTGGGGGCTGGCGGTGCAGCCGTGGTGAGGACGGCGCGCAAGATGGCCGACACAGAGGGGTCGATGTTGATCGCTCTTCCCCGGGCGTCAGCGATCCTGGCTGCCATCGCGAGAAGTTCCTCTCGCGCGTCCTCGCTGATTGCCGCGCCAGTGGCGGCCGTGGCGGGGGACTGTGCAAGCGCCGCAATCTGACCGAGCCGGCGCTCTAGGGATTCAACCTCTTCGGCGGAAGCTGTGACGGTCGAGGCCGCAAATGCGGCGCGCAGGTGGGCCCGCCACCAATACCTGTCCTTCTCTCCAGCCGGCGGGCCGTCGAAGAACCAGCGACCGAAGAGCATGCCGTTCCCGCACAGGAAGTTCACGACCGTTCGCAGGTCGGGCTGCGCCGGGCCGCTCGTGGTGCCGGTGGTGCTACTGTCGTTCATATGGTCCTTTCAGTGTCCGAAGGGTAGGCTGCGGCGCCCGCCTTGCTTGCCGTGTCCGCCCGGGCCCGGCGCTGTGGCAGCCGATCTATCCAGAGCGGTGGCTGGCCGATCCAGCGCAGAGGCTGGGTGGTGAGCATCAGCGTGTCGTAGGAGCGCGACCACGCGCCGCGCACAGTGCCATCCCGGTGGTGCGTGCCGTGCAGCTCGGTGACGTGCAGCCGGGTGACGTGCACGGGCCCGTGCTCGGCTGGGGCATCCCGGAGCGCTTCCGTGTCGTCTGCGTACCGGCGCATCTGGTCGGGGCGGTAGAAGGTCTGCGTTCCACCGTCAACGGAATGGTCCGGCTTGGGCAGCAGGGGGTAGACCTTCTCCCGAGCCTGCGGCGCGGCGTGGAGCACGGTGCGCAGCGCGGTGGCGGCCATCGGCGGGATAGCGATGGCGTGGCCCTGGGCTTCCTCGATGAGGGTGGCCAGCGCTGCCGTTGCTTTCCGCGCCTCGGCCTGCTCGCCGGTGTTGGGGACGGCGGGGCGCTGGGGGGCTGCTGCTGCCGCACCGCCGGCTGCCGCCATGGCCGCGCGGACCAGCCGGCTGCACTGGGTGCGCGTCAGAGGCGGGACGATGTGCTGCATCTCGGTCATGGCAGCATCGACCATCGCCGTTTCGGCGGGCTTCTCGGCATGCCGCGGGGCTCTGTCGTTCAGAACGGCGCGCGCATTCCGCCGAGCCTCCGCCAGAAGTTCCATGGCGGGGCCTTGGCCGGCCAGCACCATGTCTTTGTGCTGGTCATCGGTGCGCAGGCGCTCCAACGCACCGACGGCATGCTCGAGGTCGCGCAGCGCCTGGCGCGCGCGTGCATCAGTGGTGTGGGGAATCATGATTTGCTCCTTCTGCTGGGGCTCACGGGGCTCATTGCACCGGGAACACGTCGCGCTCGGGCAGTCGATCGCCGAACAGCTCTGCGATGTCGTTCAGCACTTCGTTCACCGGCATGCCCAACATGTCCGCGATCTGCTCGGCGGAGTAGACGGGCTGGCCGCTGGCGTCCACGAATTTCGTCTCGGGCAGCATCTTCATTTCCGCGGCGACTTCACGAATGGCCTGCAGGAACAGCGGCGGCGCGTGCCGCACAGCCTGGTCCCACAGCTGCCGGTTCTCCGGCATCTGCACCACGGCGTCGCCATGCAGTTCCTGCAGTTCGTTCAGGCGCTCCATCGCTTCCACGAACTTCGGGTGGTGGGGCGGCAGGGCCGGTGCCGGCCGCTCGCGCAAGTCCAGCCCGTCCAACATGCCCGATTCGCGGAGGGCGTTGAAGAACTCCTCATCGGGCAGCTCGCTCGTGAGGAGCACCACTGGCACGGCGACTTCATCGAAGCGCGCGCCCGCCGCAGCAGCATCGACAAGCGCGGTGATGTCGGCGGCGGGGATGGTGGGCTGCCGCCGCAGTGCGGCAATGACGGCATCGAACCCCTTGCGGATCCGCGCCTGTGCGTCGGGGAACGCCGCGTTGCCGGGTTCGCTGTAGGCGAGGGTCAGGTGGAGGAGCAGTTCGGCCGTCGTGTGGGTCACTGCCTCCGGGGCGGCGTGTGCGCTGGTATTCATGGATGGGCTTTCTTGAAGGTGGGGCTTCGCCCGGCCCGCGCGGGTCATGCGGGGGGGTAGGGTGGTCAGGCCGTCGCGGCCGGGGCTTCGGAGCTGCTGCTGTGGCGAACGCCCGGCCGCCGGGGCTGCTTGGCCAGGCGGTCGTACAGCAGCACGTTGACCGTGGCGGCGAGGTTCATGCAGAAACGCGTGGGCACGAAGACGACATGGCGGCACTGCTGCACGATCGACGCCGGCAGGCTGCCGTCCTCCGGGCCGAGGATGTAGAAGGCGCGCTCCGGATGCACGAACTGCGGCAGGGGCGTGGCGCTGGGGATGAACTCCACGGCCACCGGGACGGCGCCCACCGGCATGGCATCCAGCAGCTCCGGCACCTCGATGGTGGGTATGTGCTTCCAGGCCTCCTGCGTATCGGTGGGCGCGCGGGCGAAGCGGTGGCCCGCCACGGCCACCAGGCGAACGTCGTAGCACCCGGCCGCCCGCATCACCTCGCCCATGTTCAGCGCGTTCTTCGGACGGTGCAGGCCGATGGCGGCGTAGCCCCGTGCCTGCATGGCGGCGATCGCGGGTGCACTATCCGCAGGCGGCGGAGCCACAGGGGGCTGCTCGCGGCGGCGTTCGGGTAGCTCGCTACGTCGGCCGGCGGATCGGCCAGGCGGGTACATGGAAATGCGTGTGCTCATCAGCTCGCTCCCTCCGTCCTGATGCTGGTGAGGGTGCGCATGTGGGCGTCCATCAGCGGTTTCGTCTCGCGCAAGATCAGGTTCGCCAGCGCGTGCGCGTCTTCCCGGGCATCCGACAGGTTGCGGAAATCGACATTGCGATTCAGCCAGCGGGCGGCGGCGATCAGGCGGCGCGCCACGCGCACGGCATCCGAGCCGTGGCTGGCCTGCTCCACCTCCGGATAGGCCGTTTCGTCCAGCCGGACGGTGCCCTCTTCGGGGTACTGGCTCATCCAGCAGTAGAGCCCCTGGGGCTCAACGCCGCGCGCTGTTTGGCGCTCGGGCCCGGCCTGGATGCAGAGCACTGCGGACAGCTGTTCTGCCGTGCCGTCGGGGGCGATCAGGCTCAGGGCATCGCGCAGCCGGAAGCCGGTGACGTGGAGTGCGGGCCCGCGCCCGCCCGGCAGGACGGATGCGGCGGCGTAGCCGGGGGTGGTGGCAGTCTGGTGCATGGGGTTGCCTCCTGGTGCTGGTCAAGGCCGCTCGCGCAGGCATTCGACGGTGCTGCGGTCGATCCACACGGCGGTGGCGCCGGGCTCGCACGCGCGTTGCGCCGTCAGGTCGCGGTGTGCCTGGGCGGCGGCCACTGCCGGGGCGTTCGCTTCGGCCTCTGCGGCCCGCGTGTCGTCGTGCTGCGCCCAGAGGAACGCGAGCAGCACGAGAACCAGGCCGGCGGCGGTGGTGTAGTTGGGGCTGGGGGTGGAGCTCATCGGGTTCTCCGGGGCTGGGTAAAAAAAAGCCCGGCACGAAGGCCGGGCGAAAGGCGGCACGGGGCCGCCGGGGGGAGGAGACGGTGGGGGCGCTCAGTGCTCCATGCGGTGCACGCGAGAGCCCAGGTTGCGCCACGGGTGGTTCGGCGCCGGGCCCGCGTTCAGGGCCTGAATCGTCCGATCCTCCGGGGACAGGGACGGATCAGTCCCCGGCGGCGGGGGAGGCAGTTCCGGGTGGGCCCGCTCTTCGCTGCCTTCCTGCTGCTCGATGAAGGGCAGGGTGATGGCGCCCTGGACCACGCGGGCGTATTCCACTTCGACCTTGGACATTTCGATGAGCAGGCGCGACGTGTCGCACACGAGGCGGGCTCGGTCGAGGTCAATCGGCTTGTCCTGGTCCACCAAGTTGTCGAGCTGCCGGAAAAGCGTCTCGCGCAGGTGGTCGATGTTCTTGCCTTTGGTCTTGCTCGGGGTCATGGTTTCTCCTGGGAAAGGGGTTGCGGGTCTGGAGAAGCATCGCGTCTATTGCAGCCCGCGCGGTTTCTCCGATTAAGAGTGCTTTTTCGATGCTGGAATTGCCGCTGTCCATTGCAGCGAGCGCGTTTTCCAAACGTTTTTTTGCGAGTGAAAAATCAGTGTGGTCCATGAACTACCTTTTTCCTCGGAGGCGAAAGATTCTTTTTTCTACGGACCTGGTGCTGCGCCCCAGCCGTCCGGCGATTTGGGCGTGGGTATGTGTGGGAAGAAGTTCGTTAATTAATGCATCTTCACAGAATGTATAAGGCGCTGATTTTTTCGTTTTAGCGACTATGGCCCCTGCTGCGCGAAGTTTAGCCATCCTGTTTTGCACCGAGCTGAAAGATCGTCCCAAAATTTCCGCTATCCTTCCAGTAGTATGCTGCAAATACAACTGCTTTATGGCTTCGTCATCTTCGGGGCTGAAGCGGTTCTTTCTTTTAGAAAAATCATCTTTATTGAGCGATAAAGTGGCTCTGTTAATTTTCTCTAATTCGATGAGCCGTCGGGCGAATTGCTTTCTCAAGTCAACCAACGTCACCTCTTCAGCGGATACCGTCCTCCGCACAAGCCTCATGTTGCCCGCCGTGCGAGGCATTCCGCTTTTGACCTGCAAAATCCAGCCATCGGGGATCGGTCCATTGGTCCGCTCCCATTCGATTACGTCGAGTCGCTTCCAATCGGTGTCAGGATTGCCGCTGGCAGAAATCTTCTGCTCTGCTAAGCCGTTGTAATTTCTACGAATATGCCCCACGGGATAGCCGCAATTATTGGCTTCGTCAGTCTTATTCCTTCGAAGCACAAGATTATCGCAGGAGCGGGGCTTGTCGGAAGGGCAATGTAAGTGAAAGCCGTCCGGAACCGGGCCAAATCTTTCTTCCCATTCGATGACTTCAATACGCTTCCAATCGGTATGCTTATTGCCGGTAGCAGCGACTTTCTTTTCTAACACGCCGTAATAACTATTTTTCCGGGTATAGCCTATCGGGTAGCCGTTTTGGTCGGGTCTTATCCGTTTGCCTTGCGTTCTGCTGATGCCTTGGAGGCTCGCAGCTTGATATAGCGCCGAGGGAGTGCAGCCGAGCTTTGCCGCTAATTCCCTCGTTGGTGTGATCCGGTACTGGGACCGCAGAACAGTGAGCGCTTCTTCCGTCCAGAATAGGCGCTTCTCGGCCTTTGCTCGTGCCATAAAGCCGTCTCCTAGAAAAATGGGCTCCCAGCTGGAGCCCATTCAGAATAAAAATGCCGTGGTCGCGAGTAGCGACCTCGCCGGGGAATTAGGGAGGGAGGGAGGAGAGAGCCCCGGCGCGGCTGAAAACTGGTGGGAGAGGATGCAGGCGTCAGGTCGCAGCGGCTTCGATCTGGGCCAGCTCCACCACGCTGGGCATGGTGGGCAGGGGTGCATTGTGCGCCAGCGAAGCGATTGTCCACCCGTGCAGGTAGGCATCCATCAGCTTCAATAGGTTGCCGGCCTCGATGGCACGCGTGACGAATCCGGGGTTCAAGGCCGGGGCTCTGCCCTTGCCGGCCCGGAAGGCTTCGACGCCGGCCATCTTCGCTTCGCTGATCTGCATGTGCATCTCCTGGAAAAACCGAAGCCGGCTCTGGGGAAGGTGGCTTCGGTTTTTGCCCTCGTGGAGGGCTGCAGGTGGGAGGGAACGACCTCCGCTGTACACCACCTGGTTGCGTGTTGCTGCTCTTGGCCGCGCGCTTTTCTGCCGCCTCAACCAGCACGTCACGCCGCTGGTCTACGCCCGCTTCCCATCCAAGGGCTGCCACAACCTGGTGGGTTTCCACCAGATTGCGATCCGCAGGGAACGTGTTTTTAAGGATCGGGAGGGCTGCTCACAATCGATGGGCCCCGCGCTGTGCCGGCTGATGCGGCGGAAGCGATGGGTGTACTTTAGCGCACTAAATATGGCTTGTATAGCTGGCTGCGAAAAAAAAGTTGAGCAAGCTAAACGAGAGGGCGTTGGGGGCAAAAAAAACCCGCCTATGGCGGGTTCGTGTTTGGACGCGGGGGCTGACGGTGGGTCAATCAGAGAAACACTTCCAGCCTTCCGATCACCACTCCACACAGCACCGTGTCGGTGTCGAGTTTCATGATGCGATCCGGCCAGTTGGGGTTCAGGGCCATGAGCATGCGTACATCGCCTTCCACGAGCAACTGCTTGAACGTCGCTTCCGACTCGGCATCGCGGCGCACCACCACTAGGGATCGATGCTGGGCATCACGATCCGGGTCTACGAAGATCCGATCCCCCTCCTTGAAGGAAACGGGCCCAGAGGGGTTGTACATGCTTGCACCCTTGACGGTGAGCACGTAGGTGTGAGGGCCATGCCGCACTGGGCAGGGCAGCCAGTCCTCCGCGTCACCTGGCTGAAAGTTGTCAACGATCTGGCTCCACGCGCCTGCTTGAACCCAAGAAATCAACGGTACTGCTCCCGCATTCTCTGTTTTTGTTGTGTTCGCCACCGTCTTCGGACCCTTGCCCGTGATCAGCCAAGACGCCCGGAAGCCGGTGGCGGCTTCGATGCCCTGTGCTGACTCGGCCTTAAGGGTTTTGGTTTCCCCTTTCAGCCACTGGGTCACAGCCCCAGGAGTCTTCCCTGCTGCGCGCGCGATGTCGGCATTGCTTGCGCCAGAGGCATCCATCGCCTCCCGGATTCGATCAGCCAAAGTCATGGGCTGAATTAAGCCACCTAAAGCGTTTAGTGTGCTCCCTGAAAACATATAGTGTGCTAAAGTGTGTCCATGAAGACGCAACAGGCCATCAATCACGCAGGTTCGGCCAAGAGCTTGGCGAGCCTTCTGGGCATCACCCCGGGCGCAATTTCCCAGTGGTCCGAAGACATGCCCGAGGCGCGTGTCTGGCAACTCCGAGTTCTCCGTCCGGAGTGGTTTGACGTTGGGCCTGGCCCGGCTCTTCATCCTGCTTCCGCCGGTGCGGAAGAACTCGCCCACCCCTGAAGGCCGAACACGCGCGGGCATCCCCGCCGACGCCGCATCCGGCACGCCTCCCGCGCGCCGTCGCGAACAGGCCTTGTTGGGCCCGCTCGCACTGCTTCCTGCATGGCAGCGGCCGTGTCACGCCGCGCCCCTTTTTTATCTTGAGGACCGCATGAGCGATCACCTTCCCTCCGGGACTGCGCGCGCCGCAGCAACCACCACCGAATTCAGGCGGCCTCGCCGCTTGGGACCAGCACAAGGTCGCGCGGAAGTGCGAGGCGGGGAGGTGGCGCATGCCTAACCGGAACGATGTCCCGCATTTCGCACGCGGCATTTCCGGGCCACTCGGAAAGCTCGACCGCGACCTGAAGACGAAGGTCGATGAGTACACGGATGCGCTGTTCCGGCAGCACTGCGCCATGCGCGGCACGGACGTGGCCACCATGCTCCGCAACTTCGTTTACGCCTCGGTCCACCAGAAGACCTACCGACAGATGGTGTTGGAAAAATTGAATCATGAGGCGCAGTATGAAGACGCGCTTCACAAGCTCATAGGGCCTTTTGGGGGCCCCGAATCGGGCGAAACGGGCGAGGTGGCGTGATGGCTGGCGTACCTTTCATGACCCGCACGCGCATGGCCCGCAAGCTCGGCGCCGAGGCCGGGGCTCGGGCGGAGCAGCGTGCCGACGAGGACGCCCCCGGCTTCAGCGATCTGGCGCTGGCGCACATCCGCGAGACGATGCTGGCAGCTCCTGCAGGCGCCACGCTGCGCGGCGAGGACATCACTAACTCCGCGAAGCTGGCCGGCCTGCGGCCGCCGGACGATCGCGCCTTTGGCCCGGTGTTCGCGAAGGCGATCAAGCAGGGGCTGCTTGATCCCGTGGGCTACGCGCCCAGGGTGAAGGGCCACGGTACGGCCGGCGGGCGCGTGTACGCCCGCGGGAGGTCGCTCGCGTGACGGAAGGCCAATTCTCCCTGGTGCCTATCGAGGTGATTCTGGACAAGCGGCTGACGTTGGAGCAGACGCGTGTGCTGATCGCGCTCTTTTCGTTCCGGAACAAGGTCACGGACACCGTGTGGCCTTCCCGCGCGAGGATTTCCGAGCGCACCGGCATGCACCCATCGAACATCAGCGCCGCCACCACCGCGCTGGTGGGGCTCGGCTGGCTGAAAAAGGTGGGCAGCGGTGGGCACTCGAAGGCCAGCCGCTACACCTTGTGCAGCCCTGAAGAAACCGTAGCCGAACAGGCTACGGTAGCCCATCCGGCTACGGTAGCCGAAGAAGCTACGGTAGCCCAATCGGCTACGGTAGCCGATCCGGCTACACCACCCGTAGCCCAATCGGCTACCCCCCCCGTAGCCGATGCGGCTAGGGGCAAAGAACAGACCATTGAACAGACCAATGAACTGACCATCTTGCAGCCGGCTGCGCCGACCGCGCCGAAGGTCAAGGCCGAGCCGGTGGACGAAAAGGAAACCGCTCTGCAGGCTGCATGCCGGCAGACCTGGGCGGCGTACAGCGAGGCCTACCAGCGCCGCTACAACACCAAGCCCGTGCGCAACCAGTCGGTGAACAGCAAGGTGAAGCAGTTCGTGCTGCGCATCGGCCACGAGGAATCTCCGATGGTGGCCGCCTTCTACGTGGACCGCGTCAGCGACTCGTTCGTGGTGCGCAAGATGCACGACGTGGGCCTGCTTCTGTCCGGCGCCGAGGGCTATCGCACGCAGTGGATCTCCGGCGCCGCGATCACCAGCACCCGCGCCAAGCAGGTGGACCAATCTCAAGCCAACTACGACGCGGCCGAGGAGGCCATGGCGATCCTGCGGCAGCGCCGCGCGGAGGCAAACGCATGCTGAACGACCACGATCTGGACTGGCTGATCAAGCAGCTGGTGGGCACTGCCGAATTGTTCGGCTTCCCCATCGCTCCCACGTCCGCCGCGATGCTGGCCGAGGACTTGGCCGGCTACCCGAAGGAGGTGATCGCCCGGGCGCTATCCCGTGTGCGGAGCGAGCACACCGGGCGCCTCACTGCGAAGGCGATCCTCGACCGCATCGATGAACTCATGGGCCGGCCGGCTGCGAACGAGGCTTGGGCCCTGGCGGTCGAGGCGATGGACGAGCGGGCCACCGTCGTGTGGACCAACGAAATGTCGGATGCCTGGCTGGTGGCGAAGTCCCTCGCCACCGAAGGCGACATGGTGGGTGCGCGCATGGCCTTCATCGCCGCCTACGAGCGTCTGGTGCGGATTGCCCGCGACAGCCGGACGCCGCCGGAGGTGAGTGTGTCCCTCGGCTGGGACAAGGACGGCCGCGAGGTGGCGCTGGACAAGGCGGTGCAGCTGGGCCGGATCACCGCGGAAGCCGCGGACAAGCACCGCGTGCTGAAGCTCGCGGCGCCCGCCATCGATGCCGTGGCGCTGCTGGAGGGCAAGGCGGTGGATTTCCCGGGCGCACCGCCGAGCGTGCGCGCCCGCCTGGCTGAACTGTGTGCAACCCTGGCCGACCGCAATCGCGCGGACGAGGAGGCCCGCGATCGCGCAGTCCGGGAAGAACACCGCGCTCTTCAGGAGAGGAAGGCCGAGATTCAGCGCCAGGTGAACGAGCACCTGGCGGCCCAGCAGGCAGGAGGTGCAGCGTGACCCAGCAACCCGACGCCGGGCCGTCGCCTCGGCAGCTGGAGGTGCTTGCCTTCATGCGCAAGTTCTTCACGGAGAACGACCAGCTCCCGCCCGTGGCGTTCGTCGCCAAGGAGTTCGGCTGGAAATCCCCTAACGCGGCGGACACCCACGTCGCCGCACTCATTCGCCACGGCCTGCTCGAGCGCAACGCCGTGGGGAAGCTGCGCTTCGTGCGCCAGGAGGTTGCTCATGGCTGAGCAGTACGAGATCCGCAGCATCAACGACTTGCTGCAGTTCGATGACCAGCAGTTCGCCCGGCTCCTGCTGGACCTGGTGGTTTGGCGTGTCTATGCACGGTCCGCTGTTCAAGAGGGAGCAGAGTCAATCGGCTTCACCTGGGTAGACGATGGAGCAGCAGGCGAGTGCAGGCAGGTGAAGCTGCAGATCAAGGAAACGGGCGAGTGGGTCACTGTGGACGTGGCCCAAAAGGAGGCGAGCCATGGCTGAAGTGCTTGCGCCACGCCTCCCATTGAGTGCTGCGTACTTCGATCCGGCGTTCATCAACTGCCTTTCGAGCGCCATTGCGGATGCCGATCTGGTTCACCAGTTCTGCCGGCTCTATGGCTCGAAGCTGAACACCCCGCAGCGCACCGAGAAGGACATGGCCGCCTTCACCGGGTTCGTCCACGACAGCATCTACCTGCGGTTGCCGGACGAAGCCATCCATTACGCACGCCTGCAGCAGGCAGCCAAGGCTGAAGCGATCGCCCTGGCTGCGAACTCGCGCGAGAGGGGGCATGCATGACTACGAAGAAGGCCCGCACACAGTTGCTGCAGGCGCTGACGGCTGCCGGGGGCTCCGCCCGCGAGAGCGAGCTGCGCGCCGCGACGGGCTGGGACGCCGAGCGCCTGGCCATCGTGCTGGAAGACGCGCGCGAGCGCCTGCTGGCCCGGCCGGTCGCCACGAAGCCCCAGAAGGACGCCGCATGGGTGGCCGTAGACGTGCTGATCGCACGGTGCCCCTGGAAGCCTGCCCGAATCCTCAAGGCCCTTGCCGGCCAGGAGATGAGCACCCGCGAGTTGGCGGAGCTGGCACAGTCCCCAGAGCTGGCAATGGGGCTGGCGCTGCGCAGGATGGCGCGGGCCCAGCGGATCAAGCTGGCGGCGTTCAATGGACATCGGAAGTGGGTGCCCTTCGGCCGCTTCATCGCGCCCGGGGGCTCGCGGCCCGAGCCCTACGACGGTGATCTGCTCGCGCTGATCGCCCAGCACCAGCCCATGCGGCTGGAGCACCTGGCGGAGCTGACCGGGCGCGGCCGCGTGTACACCCGGCAGCGCGTGCATAAGCTGCGCCGCGCGGGCAAGGTCAACATCCGCGGCGTGGACGGCAGCTGGCGCTACGTGCTGCCGGACTACGTGCGCACGCCCGCCGACATCGAGCAGGAAATCCTGCTGCGGTGCGAGCCAGTGGGATGCGATTGCCTGCGCTGGAGCGGCGCGCGCAGCCCGCAGGGCCACCCCCTGACGCGCCACGACGGCAACGTCAAACGCGTGGACATCGTGCTGTGGACGGCCGTGCACGGGAAAGAGCTGAAGAAAGGCCACACGCTCACCGGGACGTGCGAGACGCCGGGCTGCTGCAACCATGAGCACCACAAGCAGGTGACGCGCGGCGCTGCGATGCGCAAGGCCTTCGCCTCCATCGGCTTCGGCGGCGAAAAGCATGGCCGGCTGGTGTCGGCCGCCATCCGGCACAAGGTCGGGTCGCTGTCGCCCGAGCAGGTGGAGCTGATCCGCACCAGCCCCCTCACGGGTGCCGAGCTGGCGCGCCAGTTGGGGAAGACCAAATCGGTGGTGCAGGACGCCCGCGCCGGCCGGAGCTATCGCGACTACGTGGTGGCGAGCCCGTTCGCGGGGCTGGGCGGGAGGTCGGCATGCTGAAGCGACCGAAGCCCCTGATCCGCTTCGTGGGCGGCCGGTGGATATGCGTGGAGCGTGGGTTGTTCGCCTTGTCCATCACCGGCTGCGGTGCAACGCCCAGCGCAGCCCTGCGAGACATGAAGGCGCGTCAGAACGAAGCGCTGGCGCTCTTCTGCGGGAGGGCCCCATGTCGCTGATCCTTGGAATGGATCCGGGGGCTCACACGGGCGTTGCCACCTACGTGGACGGCGAGCTGACCCGCCTGGAGACGATTCCGCCGCATCACATCGAGCGGACCATCCGCGACCGCATGCCGGACCGGGTTGTCTTCGAGGACTCCCGGCTGCAGAGCCACGTCTGGACGCGCGCCAAGAGCGCGGCGGCGAGCGCCAAGATGGCCCGCAACGTGGGCACCGTTGACGCGTGGTGCGGCCTCATCACCGAAGTGTGCGGCGAGTTGGGCATACCCGCCCACAGCATCAGCCCCGCCGGGAAGGGCGGCAAGCTGAACGCGGATGCGTTCGCGCGCATCACCGGGTGGGCGGGCCCATCGAACGAGCACAGCCGCGATGCCGGCATGGTCGCATGGCCCTACCGCCGCGCCGCCGACCTGCGCAAGGGAGGCCGGTGATGCACTGCTGCCTGTGCGGGCGGCCCATGGCCCGGCCCACGCTGTTCATCGGCCTGATGCCCGTCGGCCCGCATTGCGCGCGCCGCGCGGGGCTCATGGACAAGGCCCGGAAGGGTGCAGGGGCTTTGCGGCTTGCCGGCGCCTCCGCTGTTCCATCCCCGGTTGCCGATCGGCGGACCCGGGATCTTTTCGAGGAGGGCGCGCATGCCTGACGTCCAATTCCGTGCCACTTGGCACAACGCCGAGCAGGGCGCCCGCAACTGCAAGGCCGCATTCCTGCCCTGGGCGGGCGAGCAGCTGCGCGCCGGCCGCCGGCTGGTGATCGAGGCCCGGCTGTACGAGGACGACAAGACCGACCGGCAGCGCCGCTACCTGCACGGCGTGGTGCTGCAGAGCATCGCCCGGCAGGCCATGCCGGGCGGGCAGCGCTTCCCCTTGGCCGTCTGGAAGGAACACATCCGCCGGGAGTTCCTGGGCCACAAGACCGTGACCACCATCAACCCGGTGACGGGGCGGAAGTCACGGCGCCGGCAGCGGGTGAGCACCGAAGACCTGGGCGTGCGGGCCTACAGCGAATACATCGACCGCGTGAGCGCCTGGGCGGCAACAGAGCTGGGCGTCATCTTCCCCGCGACGTTCGACCAGTGGGAGCAGATGAACGTGAATCCGGACACCGGAGAAATCTTGGGAGGTATGCAGAATGGTTCGTGAACTCGATCGCTGGCTGGTGGCCCAGCACCAGCACATCGTGGATTGGGGGCAGCGCAGCCCCGCATGGCTCGCCGAGCAGTGTGCGCTCATGATGGCCGTGCTGACGCTGGTTGGCGCAGCGCTGGAGCAGGATTGGGGCGCTGTGGGCCTGGTGCTGGTCGGGCTCTCTCTGGGCTGCATCGCGCTCCTGTTTCTCGTGGCTCGCGAACCCGCAACGCTCGCCGCCATGAGGGCTGTGACCCGCCTGCGGTGGTGGCTTCTGGCTTTGCTGCTGGTCCGCCTGACGTTGCTGGTGCTGCTGGTCGCATTCGGCCTGGAGGTCCGGCGGTACATGCTGTTCAGCGTCGCCAGCGGCATGGGGCTGGTTGCCTACGTCTATTTCGCGGCGTGCCGCCCCCCGCGGCCGCGGTTGCCCCGGCCTCGCATCGCGGCCGCATCGGGGGCTGCTCGATGACCGACACGGAGCTGACCTTCACAACCGCGCTGGCCCGCGTCAAGTTCCCGCCGCGCTGCAACTGCTTGAAGTTCGTGGACTCGATGGTCTGGTTCTCCCAGACGCGGCGCGGCAAGCAGCTCACGCCCGCCCAGTCGAAGTATCTGGCCAGCTGCGTCATCCGCTTCCAGCGGCAGATCAACGCCAACCTGGTGGAGCGCGCGCGAACGGAGCTGGAACGGCTCAAGGCGGCAGAGCAGGGCGGCGGAGGTGCAGCGTGATGCGCCGCACTGGGTTTCGCCGCACGTCCCGGCCGACAGCTCCGGCAGCTGATCGCGAGGAGCGCCTGGCCGCCCGCGCGGCACGCGCCATGGCGGAGGTGACGCCCCGGGCGGCGGTGCACGCGCCGTGTGGCTCACCAGCGCTCGCGGTCCCCAAGACCGTGTTCGTGCGCAGCCGCCTCTACCGGCACCTGGTGGCGCAGCTGCCCTGCAAGTTCTGTGGCGTGCCCGGCCTGAGCCAGTGCGCGCACGCAAACAATGGCAAAGGCGCATCGCTCAAGGTGTGCGACCTCGAGAGTTTCCCCCTCTGCACTGACCGGCCCGGCGTCCGCGGCTGCCATGCGCTGTTCGACCAGGGGGCTCTCCTGACGAAATTGGCGCGCCGCGAGATTGAATCCGCCTGGATCGCAGACACCCAGCGGCAGATCCAGGCCATGGGGCTTTGGCCCCGACATATTCCCCTTCCCACCTGAAAGAAAAAGGCATGTTCAAGAACGCAATCGTGTACCGCATCGCGCCCGAATGGGTGCCGGACCTCGCCCGGCTCGAGGAGGTGCTGGCCCGTGCCCCGTTCGTAGAGTGCGGCGCCACGCAGGAGAAATCGGTGGGGTGGGTGCCGCCGCGTGGGGAGGCCCACGGTGCCCTCGCCGAGCCGGTGGGCGGGCAGTGGATCCTTCGCTTCTTCCAGGAGGCGAAGTCGGTGCCGGGCTCGGTCCTGGCGCGCAAGGTGAAGGACAAGGCCACGCGCATCGAGCAGGAGACGGGCCGCAAGCCCGGCAAGAAGGAAACCCGCGAGCTCAAGGAAGAGGCGAAGCTGGACCTGCTGCCCGCGGCCTTCACGAAGCAGGCCGCGGTGTGGGTGTGGATCGACCCCGAGGCCCGGCTGTTGGTGCTGGACGCTGCGAGCCAGTCGCGGGCCGACGAGGTGGTGTCTCTTCTGGTCGAGGCGCTGCCGGGGCTGTCGGTTTCGCTGCTGGACACCGCCACCAGCCCGCAGGCGGCCATGGCCCACTGGTTAAAGGAGCAGGAGCCCCCGAGGGGCTTCAGCGTGGAGCGCGAGTGCGAGTTGAAAGCGGCCGACGAGTCCAAGGCTGTGGTGCGGTACGGCCGGCATCCGCTGGACATCGATGAAATCCGCGGGCACATCGCCGCCGGCAAGCTGCCCACGAAGCTCGCGCTGGCCTGGGACGATCGCGTGGCGCTGGTGCTCACGGACGGGCTGCAGCTGCGAAAGCTGCACTTCCTCGACGTGGTGTTCGAAGGGCAGGGCCAGCAGGACAGCGGCTTCGACACCGACGTGGCGCTCGCCACGGGGGAACTGGCCAGGCTGATCCCGGACCTGATCGAAGCCCTGGGGGGCGAGGGGCGCCTGGGGCTGGGCGGCCCGGTGCCCGCGCCCTCCGCCGAGGCTGACCGTGCCGGGGATGCCAACCAGCTGTGACGACGGTGAGCGACCCCATCAACTGGATCGCGGGGCAGATAGGCGCCCGCGTTGAGCCTGAGCGCCCGCGGCATGGCAACCCTCGGCCGGCCGGTGTGATCCGTCCCGGCAGCGGAACGGACGTACTGCTGCGGTTCCTGCGCCTGCATCCCTTGCGCTGGTTCTTCCACCCCGAGCTGGTGCTGGCCCTGGGCCGCTCCAAGGGGGAGGTGGATTGGGCCCTGCAGTACCTGACGGGGCAGGGCTTCATCCTGGCCGAGACGGCCGAACTGCCCGGGCGCAAGCCCGTGGCGCGCTACAAGCTGAAAGGAAATTGAGCGATGGCACAGAGATTCGGCCGCAACCAGCGGCGCCGGGCCCGCGAGGCGCTGCAGGCGGCGCAGCAGCTGGCGGAAACCCGCCTTGACGCGGCGCGCAGCCAGGCCAGCCGCGCCGAGGCCATGCGGCAGGAGGTACGCGCCCTCGAGGACGTGCTGGACGAGGCGCGCGAGATGCTGGGCACTTCCATCGCCCTGCCTCCGAAACATGCAGGCCGGCATCCCTACGGCCGCGCCGGGGGGGACTTCGAGGCGTTTCCGCGGCCGCACCTGCAGCCTCGCGTGGACGACATCACGACGAACGTCGGCAGGGAAGACGTCGCACTGAAGGTCCAACGCATGCGCACACTGCTGGTTGGCTTCCGGCGCCGCCCGCCCGGCCCGCGAGACTTCGATTCCCAGATTCACATGCGCGTGACCCTGGACGGCGAGGAAGTCGTCTACGCCATCTCTGAAGACGCCCTCTATCGCTCGCCGGCCGGCTGGCTGGAGGCCCGGCTGGGTGTTGAGATCGCCCGGCAGATGGTCCAGCTGCTGGGGCGTCGGCCGCAGCCGGACGCCACGGAGGGCTCGGGCCCTGCTGCGCGCCGGAGGGCGTGGTGATTGCGTCCAGTTCTGAGCCATCAGAAGGCCCTGTTGGATAGCTCCACAGTCCTATTGACTCGACTGTGCGCGGTGACTATTTTTCCATGCCATGAGACGTACAGAAACTGTGGTGTTCGCACTGTGGCGGTCCGCTCATCGCCGTGCGCAGGAAGCGGAAATGACGCTGCTGATGTGGCAGCTGAACCCGGCCGCGCCGTTGCCATCCGCTGCGCGGAAACTCCGGATTGCCCGCTTACGGCGAGTAGCTACTGCGCGGCTCCGTCGGCTGCTGAGGGAGTACAGCCCGTGAGCGCGTGGTGAATCGGCAAAGTCTATTCTTGAGATGTAGTTTTGGGTTCGCTGCGGTCAGGCTGGTTCGGGCTTCGTTTCAGCGTGATGCGTAGCGCCTGAAGGGCGCGGCGAGATTCTTCTAGCGCTACTCGATATTGCGCCCGTTCTATTACCGCACGATCCCTCAATTCTTGCGACTCGGCAATGAGTCGGGAATGTTCGTAGAGCTGATCGGTCATGCTTTCAAAGGGCAACGGGCGTTCCCGCAGTGCGAAGGGCTCCCAGCGCCGTGCCAAGCCTGACAGCTTCGGTACATGAGCAATTCGAAGCCCGCGCCGGACTGGGAGCGCATCGAGCTGGACTACCGGGCCGGCATCAAGACCCTGCGCCAGATCGCGGAGGAGCACGGCATCACGCACGGCGCCATCAACAAGCGCGCGAAGCGGGACGGGTGGGAGCGCGACCTGTCCGAGAAGATCCACGCCAAGGCGGACGCGCTGGTATCCAGGGCGGCGGTATCCACTCCGGTATCCGCGGATACCAGGATGAAAGAGCAGGCGGTGGTGGATGCCAACGCCCACGCCGTCGCCGACGTGCGGCTGGCCCACCGCCGCGACATCCACCGCGCGCGCCGCCTGACGAATGCGCTGCTGGATGAACTGGAACGCCAGACCGACCCGGATACCCTGGTGCTGCTGGAGGAGCTGGGCGAGCTGCTGAAGAACCCGGACGAGAAGACCGGACGCGATCGCCTGAACGAGGTGTATCAGGCGGTGATCAGCCTGCCCGAGCGGTCCAAGACCATGAAGGTGCTGGCCGAGAGCCTGCAGAAGCTGGTGGACATGGAGCGCCAGGCCTTCGGGATGAACGACAAGGAAGCGGCGCCGGTCGATGGCCTGACCCGGATGCTGAAGGCGATCACCGGCAGCGGCGCGTCCGCGTTCCAGCCCGTGGCGCGTGATCCTGAGCACGACGAGGGCTGACCGTGGCCCAGCGCAAGAGCATCCCTCACGACTTCGTGCCGGCGACGGACGCCGAGCTGGCCGAGTGCCTGGCCGATCCGCAGTGGCGCCTCTTCAGCGGCGTGCTCTACAAGATCATGGTGAAGGGCGACGGCGACGAGGACGCGGCCGTGCTGCCCTTCAAGCCCAACCGGGCCCAGCGCCGGTTCATCGCCAGGCTGTGGCATCGCAACCTGATCCTGAAGGCCCGGCAGCTGGGGTTCACGACGCTGATTGCGATCATGTGGCTCGACCACGCCCTTTTCAACGATGACCAACGGTGCGGCATCTTGGCGCAGGACCGGGAGGCGGCGGAGGCGATCTTCCGCGACAAGGTGAAGTTCGCCTACCAGAACCTGCCGGAGGCGCTGCGCGAGCGGTTCCCCCTGGCGCGCGACAGTGCGAGCGAGCTGCTTTTCGCCCACAACAACAGCAGCGTGCGCGTGGCCACCTCCCTGCGCGGCGGCACCATCCACCGGCTGCACGTCTCGGAGTTCGGCAAGATTTGCGCGAAGTACCCCGACAAGGCGCAGGAGGTGGTGACGGGCTCCATCCCCGCCGTGCCCACGAATGGCGTTCTGGTGATCGAGTCCACGGCGGAGGGGCGGGAAGGGCCCTTCTATGCGATGACCCAGCGCAGCCAAGGCATGCACCTGTCGAAGGCGGACCTGACGCCCAAGGACTACCGCTTCCACTTCTACGCGTGGTGGCAGGAACCGAAGTACCGGCTGCCCGTGGGCTCTGTGGACCTCACGGATGATGACCACGAATATTTCGATGAGATCGAAGGCGCCATGTCGTGTGTCATCGATGAGGAGCAGCGCACCTGGTACGTGGCGACGCGGGACGCGGACTTCAGCGGCGCCGCGGAAAAGATGTGGCAGGAATACCCGTCCACCCCGGCGGAGGCCTTCCAGATCAGCACCGAGGGCCACTACTACGCCAAGGACATGGCGGCGGTGCGCAAGCGCGGCGGCATCCTGGCCGTGCCCGTGGCGGATTCGCCCGTCTTCACCTTCTGGGACATCGGCAACTCGGACGGCACGGCGATCTGGTTCATGCAGACGGTGGCCGGGCAAGACCGCTTCATCGACTACCTGGAAGGCCACGGGCTGGACCTGCGGGAGTACGTGCAGTTGCTGCGGGAGAAGCCGTACGTCTACGCCACGCACTTCCTGCCGCACGACGCCGCGGCGGAGCGCCTGAACAGCCGCGGCAACCAGTCCACCCGCGACATGCTCGAGGAGCTGCTACCGAATGACGACTTCGAGGTGCTGCCCGTGATTCCCGACCTCATGACCGGGGTCTACATGACCCGGAAGTGGCTCAAGACCGTGGTGCTGGACAAGGAGCGGTGCAAGAAGGGCATCAGCCGGCTGGAGGGATACAAGAAGCGGTTCAGCCGCGCGGACGGCAAATACATCAACAAGCCGGACAAGTCGAACGGGTGCACGGAAGGGGCCGACGCCTTCCGCCAGTACGCGCAGGCGAAGGACGCTGGCGTGGTGGGCGCGGCCCGCAGCAGGGCGGGGAAGGTCAAGCGGCGCGGGGGCGGGATGGCGCGCTGAGCTGGCTTCCGGCCGACGGCGAGGTGGACATATTCCTGACCCTGGCCCGTACCAAGCCTGCCATCTTGCCGGCCATGCCTGCATGTATCGACCTGCGCAAAGCGCACCTGCACCGCCAGCACGGCGACCTGATGGCGATCTACACCTGGATCAACGGCGAGCGCGCCATGGTCCTGATTCCGCACCTGCGCGCCCGTGCCCCCTGGTACGTGGTGATGGACAGCGCGGCCTATCTCTACGACATCCCCGAATACCTGGCGCGACAGTGCCGGGTGGCGTGCGAAGTCCTGGGCCTGGAGCCCTCCCGCCCCAACTGGGTGCGGGTGGCCACCATCATCAACGAGGGCCTGCCGGACCTGATCACCATGCCCAGCGAGCCGGCGTGGGAGCGCGCGGGCCAGGAAATCGGCACGCTGATCGCGAAGCTCGACGGCAAGGAAATCGCGTCCGAGGCCGTGGTGATCGAGGACCAGGGGGCGGAATATGTCCGCTCTTGAGGTGCGCGTCCATCGCCACACGGGGGTGGGCGAGCACATCCTGAATGATGCGCCGCTGCAGTTCGACCAGGACGAGGACGGGAAAGAGCCGCATCCGCTGGACGGGCCGGAAGCGCGGGCGACCCTGAAGAAGTGCCTGGGCTGGTATTACCGCGAGCGCGACATCCAGGCCGTGAACCGCATGGACATGGCGATCGACGCCGACATGTACGACGGCGACCAGTGGGACCCCGCCGACGCGGCGGTGCTGGAGGAGCGCGGCCAGGTGCCCCTGGTGTTCAACGAAGTGGCGCCGATGGCGGACTGGATGATCGGCACGGAGCGCCGGTCGCGCGTGGACTGGAGCGTCCTGCCGCGCACCGAGGACGACGTGCAGATGGCCGACGTGAAGACCAAGGTGATGAAGTACGTCACCGACGTGAACCGGTCCGCCTTCAACCGCTCGCGCGCCTTCGAGGACGCCGTGAAAGTCGGCATCGGCTGGGTCGATTCTGGCGTGCGCAACGACCCGACCAAGGACATCATCTACGACAAGTACGAGGACTGGCGGAACGTCCTGTGGGACTCCATGGCCATCGAGATGGACCTGAGCGATGCCCGCTACGTCTTCCGCACGCGCTGGGTCGATGACGATGTGGCCGCTGCCATGTACCCGGAGCGGGCGGATGTGGTGCGCCGGGCCGTCCAGCATGACCGCGACTACAGCGCCCAGCAGTGGGCGGAAGACGAGTTCAACTACCAGGGCTACGCCGGCTCAACGCGCAGCGGTGGCTACATGGCGAGCGGGCAAAGCTCGGCGGACAGCGAGCCGCGCCGCCGGGTGCGGCTGATCGAATGCCAGTTCCGCATGCCCGTGCAGGCCCGCGTGGTGGTCAGCGGCCCGTTCAAGGGCTCGATCGTAGAGCCCTGGGACAACGCCCTGCAGGCGGTGGTGTCCGCGTTCGGGGGCTCTGTCGTGGACCGCGTGCTGATGCGGATGCACATCGCCGTCTTCACGGAAGGCCACCTCCTGGCGCTGGGCCCGATGCCCATGCGGCACAACAGTTTCAGCCTGACCCCGATCTGGTGCTATCGCCGCGGCCGCGATCGCCAGCCCTACGGCGTGATCCGCCGCGTGCGCGATCTGCAGGCGGACCTGAACAAGCGCGCGAGCAAGGCGCTGTTCGCTCTGAGCACGAACCAGATTTTTGCCGAGCACGGCGCGGTGGACGACATCAACGAGACGCGCGAGGAGGCGAACCAGCCGGACGGCGTGATCATCTACAAGCAGGGCAAGAAGCTGGAGATCCATCGCGACAGCGAGATGGCGGCCGGGCAGGTGCAGATGATGACCCTGGACGCGCAGGCCATCCAGCGCAACGCGGGCATCAGCAACGAGAACCTGGGACGGCAGACCAACGCGAGCAGCGGCGAGGCCATCAAGGCCCGCCAGATGCAGGGCAGCGTGGTCACGACCCAGCCCTTCGACAACCTGCGGTTCGCGACCCAGACCCAGGGCGAGAAGCTGCTGTCTCTCATCGAGCAGTGGTACACGGAAGAGAAAGTCATCCGGCTGTCCGGCCACAAGGGAAAGCTCGACTGGGTGAAGATCAACCAGCCCGAGCAGCAGCCCGACGGGTCGGTGCGCTACCTCAACGACATCACGGCCTCGGTCGCCGATTTCGTGGTGGCCGAACAGGACTATGCCGGCACGCTCCGCCAGGTCATGTACGAGTCCATCGTCAACATGGCCGGTCGCATGGACCCGGCGACCGCCATGCGCCTGATGACGCTGGCCATGGACTACTCGGACCTGCCCAACCACGAGCAAATGGCCGCCGAAATGCGCAAGCTGACCGGCGAGCGCGACCCCAACAAGCCGCTGACGCCCGAGGAGCAGGAGCAAATGCAACAGCAGATGCAGGCCCAGGCGGAGGCGCTGCAGATGCAGCAGGCCACGGCGCGCGCGGCGCTGGATGAGCAGCTGGCACGCGTCCGCGAGGTCAACGCCCGCGCCCAGAAGATGGAGGCAGAGGCCGAGCAACTGCGTGCCGGCGGGGATGGCGCGCAGGCGCAGCAGCTGGAGGGCGTGGCCGCCACGGTCCGCCGCGACGCTGACCTGGAGCTGGAAAACGTGCGCCGCCAGCTTGCCAAGGCGCAGGCTGACCTGGCCAACAAAACCCTGCAGATCAAGGCTGACGGCGACGTGCGCATGCAGGTCGCCCGGATTGAAGCCGACTCGCGCGAGCGCGTGGCGGAGATCCAGGCCGCGAGCAAGGAACGCCTCACGGCGATGGGCGACCGCCTGGCCCAGTACGAGCAGCAGGCAACAACCCGAGCGAATGAGGAGGCGACACAGTGATGGAACGAGCAGACATCAGCATGCCGATCACCAAGGGCATCAGCGCAATCGGCGTGGCCGCGGCGGCGAAGGCTGACGTGGTTGACCAGATTGCCGCGGCCGCCACGGGGAGCTCCGGCCCCAACGCCTGGGGGGCGGTCAACGCTATCCCGTGGGGGACGATCGCATCCATCATGGCTGCGGCGTACACCGCCCTCCTCATCGGGGAGTGGTTGTGGAAGAAGCTCCTGCGCCCGCTGGCCGAGCGCCGCGGCTGGGTGAAGCCCCGCAAGCGCTGGATCATCACGCTGGATGATCTGAAGGAGCAGCAGGACACGGATCGGGCGCCGTTGTGATGTCCCGCATCCCACCCCAGCTTGCGCAGAAGCTGGCAGCGCTGGTGCTGCTGGCCGGCCTGGGCGGCGGTGCCATGGTCACCAGCCAGGTTACGGAGGAGGCGCTACGCGACCAGTATGTGCAGGCCGTGGCCGGCGATCCCGAGCTGAGCCCGGCTGTGAAGGTTGCGATGGTCATGGGCTCCGAATACGAGTCGAGCGGCCGCCACATCGGCACCCCCTACATCGATCGCGCGGGCCGCGGGCAGCCCCTGACCGTGTGCAACGGCGTGACCGGGGCCGGCGTGGTGGCGGGCCGCTACTACACCCCCGCCGACTGCTTCAAGATGGAGCGGGCCCGGTACATCCAGGCGGAGCGGGACGCGGCGCGGCTGCTGCGGTACTGGGCCAGCTACGACCCGTTCGCCCGGGCCACGTTCATCGATTTCGTCTGGAACAAGGGACCGCAGGCGCTGGAGGGCAGCACCATGCGACGTAAGGCCAACGCGGGCGACTTGGCCGGCGCCTGTCGCGAGAACCCGAGGTGGAACAGGGGCACGGTGCGCGACGTGTCCATTGTGCTGCCTGGGCTGCAGCTGCGCGGCGACAGCAACGACGAAATCTGCCGCAACTGGAGGCTGCAATGATCCCCGCGCTCTACACCCACCTGGCGGCTGCCGGCGCGGCGGCTGCGATCGCCTGGGCGTTCCAGGGTGCGCGAATGGATGCCGAGGTGGCCGACGCCAACCTGCGGGCCACCACCTATCAGCTCAACGCGAGCACCGCGCAGCGCGCCGCTGACGCCCGTGTCCGCGCCGCCGAGAGCGCGACCAGCAACAAGTACCAAGGAGCCCTCAATGCCGCCCGAACCCGTGAGGCGCTGCTGCGCCAGGAGCTTGACCTGCTGCGTGTTGCTTCTGACGGCTTGCGCGACCAAGCCGCAGATGCCGCCCGGCGACTTGCCGCGGCTCCCCCCAGCGCCAGCCGTGACTACGCCCTTGCCCTCAACGCCGTATACGACGACTGCCGGGCGGCGTATGGCGACATGGCAGCAAAAGCTGCAGGCCACGCAGCTGATGTCCGAACCCTCCGGGACGCCTGGCCGGTGATCTCGCCGAGCCGGCCCGATGCCGGCACCCAAGGAAGAACACCATGACCGCACCAGGTCGAGCTGGAGCGGCGTGAGGGTTATGGTGAGGAGTTAATCAAAGCCTGGTGGCCGGTGGGACATCAATGAGCGTCTTTAACCGTTGAGCTTTCTCGTGAATTTTTCGGCATAAGCAGCCAAGTCTGCTTTGGCGAGCAGGTCGTCTAAAGGGGTTCCCCCTTGAGATATTTCATGGCCCATTGAAACGCCGATTTGAACGAAAGCTGCTCCAACGTTGATCGGCTCAGATAAAACCTGTCTGAGTCTCAAGCACACTGCCTCAGCTGTTGCCGCGTCCGCTACCCCTGGGAGGACTATCACGAACTCATCGCCACCAAATCGGGCCACTAAGTCGCCGTCTCGACACACATGCAATAGTCGTTGAGCCGTTATGCGCAAAACCTCATCGCCAGCTTTATGCCCATGGCTGTCGTTGACTGGCTTGAACTCATCCAAATCGAATGCCACCACCGTTACAGGTACATGTGCAATTTTTAAGAATCTCTGGTGCAGTGCTCGGCGATTGAATAATCCTGTTAGGGGGTCGCAGTCGGCTGAGTCGCTAAGCGTCTGAAGACTCCTTTTGCTTTGGCGCAGAACGCTGGCGGCATAAATGAGATTCCATATAAGAAAAGCAAGGAATGCCAAGCCCGCAAAGGCCGCTCCTGCAATGAGTCGCGTGTATTCTACGGCTCTTTGCTTTGTGCGAGCCTTCAGTAAAAGCCGCTCCCCATTATCCATTTCTGCAAGAAGTTCCCTTATCCCCTTCGAAGAATCTTGAGAAATCCGGGGTTGAATGGTCGCGAGCAACGCGGCTGGACCATCCCTCTCGGCAATGACAGCGGAACTGTTCATCCAACCCACTGCTTCCTCTATTTCCCCCCGCAAAACAAACGCTCGATAGCTCTGTTCCTTATTATCTACTACAAGCTCATCCAAGCGCCTTACTGCGGCATCAGAGTTTTTTGCTGCGATATGCACACGTTCCAGATAAATCGCTTCGGGAGAAATCACGTAGCTAAATAATGCAGTTCTACCCCGAAGCAATTCGGTTCGCAATGCACTTATTTCGTCCAGGACGGCATGAGTGTGCTCAACCCAATCGCTGGCAGCATTGTATTTTTTTGCGGTCCATATGAGAATTCCCCCGCCGCCAACACCTAGTGCTAATGCTAGGGTTTGCAGCATGATCAACATTCTCCCGATCGGCCGTAGCACACGATTTGTGGGAGGTGTGGAAAGAGACGAGCCCATTGCGGACGAATTTTCGCCCATAGTATTTCCCCCACAGTTACGTAAGCATCCGAACGCATGCGCGCCGAGCCGCATGTTAACATCAGGTAGGACAGTTTCTGCATCGCGCATCCCGCAGCTTGGAGCGGATGAGTGCAGAAGGGGCTCAACAACGGTGCTTAAGCCCCACGGGATCGGACCGACACTCTCTGAACTGTGGTTCAGCTCCTGCAACCTGCAGCCAGCCCGATCACATTCAGAACTTAAATGCGGAGTTGTGCTTTCGAGCCAATGCAGCTCTGCCTTCGGCAGTGATCTTGGTAATGACTCCCCCCTGTGCTTCTTCTCCGGGCACTGGCAGGTCGGCTATTGCTAACCCGGCAGCGACCAAGATCCGGACTTTGTCTATGTCTGCGGAGTTGTGAACGCGGGCTGGTAAGCCTGAGCTGATCAGTCGCTGAAGCGCTTCAAGCGGCATAGGTGTCCTGTTGAGCGGATTTAACGGCACAGTAATGTACTGAGTTATGGCCTGCGTGGCCAGGGGGTCATCTCAAGTTGGCGTGTATGCGTTTCTTATGGTTGAGCTGCAGCGCCGGTTTTCCGTACCAAGCCTGCCATTGTCGTGCCGTCAATCACCACTGCAGCACACTATGAACACCGACAAGGACGACGATCGCCTGCGCCTGCTCTCCGACGCCGAGCGCGCCGCGATGGAAGACGACGACTACAACCCCGACGAGGACAACGCGGCCGCGATGCGCGAGATCGGCCGCGGCGAGTTGGACGATGACGATGAGGGCGGCGAGGGCGAGCAGGGCGATGAGAAGGGCCGCGCTGCCGCGCCCGCGCCTGCGCCAGCGCCCGCCCAGGCTGCAGCCCCTTCGCCTGCGCCGGCTCCTGCGGCCGCACCGGCGGATGCAGCCACGCCTGCTGCGGCGCCTGCGCCCGCTGAGGACGCCACCGCAACCACCGGCACCAAGCCGGCGCCAGCCCCCGCCCCGCACCCCACCTACAAGGCCGAGCTGCCGGCGGACTACGAGGACAAGGTGGCCGCCAACAAGGCCGCGCTGACCGACCTGCGCACGAAGTTCGACAACGGGGAGGTGGACGCCGCCGAATACCACTCCAAGCTGGACGAGCTGCAGGAGCAGCGTGCAGACCTGCGCGAAGCCAAGACCCGGGCCCAGGTCGCGAGCGAGATGCAGGAGCAGGCCGAGGCCGGCGCGTGGCTGTCGGCCATCAACACGTTCGTCGCTGACGCCGCCACGAAGGCCGAACTGGGGCTGGTGGACTACGCCAAGGACCACGCGAAGGCGTCCGATCTGGACGGGTTCATTAAGGCCCTCGCGTCCTCGCCGGAGAATGCCGCGAAGCCGCACCGCTGGTTCCTCGAGGAGGGCCACAAACGCGTGGTGGCCCTGCACGGTATCGCGACCGGCAAGACGGCCGCTCCCGCGCAGCGCAAGCCGGACGCCAGCGCGGTGGTGACGAACCTGGCGGATGTGCCCGGTGGCGGCGGTGATGCAGACCCATCCGGCGACGAGTTCTCCGACCTGGACAAGCTGTCCGGCCTGGAATACGAACGCGCGCTGGCAGGCCTCTCGCTCGAGAAGCGCGAACGCTATCTGAGGGGCTGATGACCACCACCAACACCTCACAAGACACCGTGCGCCGCGTCCACATGGAGCTGCGCACCGGGGACGTGCTCGAGCTTCCGGGCGTGGTGATCCAGATGGTGGAGAAGTCCGGGCAGACCGCGCGCATGGTGGTGTGCGCGGCACCGGAAATCTCTTTCAAGAAGGTGCCGGCCCGTACCAAGCCTGCCATCGTGAAGGCCTGAAGTTTTTTTCAACCGGGGCGCTGGAGTGCTCGCATCCTCTCTAGGAGCATTCCATGGCGAAAACCAGCACGGGCGTGAACAGCCCGCGTGCCGTCAAGCGCTTCTCCGGCGACTTGGCCCTCGATGTGTCCCAGCAGTCCTATTTCGGCCGCCGTTTCGCGGCCGTCGGCCAGGGCGCGAAGACCCCCATCCAGATCCTGACGGAGCTGGAATCCGAGGCCGGCGAACTCATCACCTACGACCTGCTGACCGAACTGCGCATGGCGCCGGTCGAAGGTGACAACACCCTCGCGGGCAAGGAAGAAGCGCAGAAGTTCTATTCCGACGAGCTGTATATCGACCAGGCCCGCGGCGGCGTGAACACCGGCGGCCGTATGTCGCGCAAGCGCACGCTGCACGACCTGCGCATGCGTGCCAAGCAGCAGCAGGCCAGCTGGTGGGGCCGCTTCCAGGATGAACTGTCGTTCACCTACCTCTCGGGTTCGCGCGGCGTGAACGAGAACTTCCTGCTGCCGCTGGGCTACCAGGGCCGCGCGAACAACAAGCTGACCGCCCCCACGGTCAACCACCAGCTGTTCGCGGGCGACGCCACGAGCACCGCCAACATCGACGCCACCGACAAGATGACGCTGAAGCTGGTGGGCGACGCACGCACCCGTGCCGACACCCAGGGCGGCGGCGCCACCAACATTCCGGTGCTGCAGCCGTGCGTGGTGGACGGCGAGGAAGTCTTCGTCATGGTGATGCACACCTGGCACGAGGACGACCTGCGCAACGACACGTCCACCGGCGCGTGGATGGACCTGCAGAAGGCCGCCGCGGCATCGCTGGGTGCGAAGTCTCCGCTGTTCCGCTCGGCCCTCGGCATGCACCGCAACGTGGTGCTGCACAGCCACCGCAACGTCATCCGCCACAGCAACCACGGTGCGGGCGGCAACGTGGCCACCGCGCGTGCTCTCTTCATGGGCGCACAGGCGGGCGTGCTGGCGTTCGGCTCGCCCGGCACGGGCATGCGCTACGGCTGGCACGAGGAAACGGCGGACCGCGGCAACCAGGTGATCATCACCACGTCCTCCATCTTCGGCTTCAAGAAGACCACGTTCAACTGGGACGGCGTGAGCCACGACCAAGGCCTGTTCGCCGTGGATGCCGCCGCAGCCCCGCGCTGATCCGGTCCCCCCCTGAAACCATAGAAGGAGTCGAAGATGCCTTTCGCCAACAAGAGCCCCCAACTGGCGGGCTATGACAACCCCATTACCCCCGGCGGCCCGGAACTGGTCGTGTCCCGCTGCGGCCAGCAGCTGGTCGCGGCCGACCATGTGGCCGGCACGGTGGGCGTGATCGGTGTGCTGCCCGCCGGCACGCTGCCGGTCCACCTGTACGTGCGCGCTCCGGCCGCCCTGGGTGCCGGCTTCACCGCTTCCATCGGCATCGCGAACACGGCCGGCACGGACTTCAGCACGGCCGCCGAGGACGGCGGCGCTGCCTGGGTGGTGGACAACAACACCGGCGCGGCCGGTGGCTACTTGCAGCTGACGCCCGCCGCCTTCGCGAAGGTCGCGCCCAAGGACTACGACCGCCGCGTGCTGCTCAAGATCACCGGCGTGGGCACGGGCACGCCCGCCGGCCTCCTCGCCGTCGATCTGGTGTACGCCAACGCCTGAATGTGCTGGCCCGTGAGGGCCTTTCCCACCCTGTCGGGTTCACGCCCGGCGGGGCTTTTTTGAATTCCGGAGAACCCCATGCTTCTTTTGACCGCGCTCCCCGCCCGCAAGACTGGCGAGCTGACCGTCCGCACGGACGACGGCACCGCGTACGTGTTCAAGGGCGTCCCTCTGTCGTGCGAGGTCCAGGACGAGGACCATGCCGATGAACTGCAGATCAAGGGCTTCCAGACCAAGGACGAGTTCGAAGCCGAGCAGCAATTCCAGCAGCAGGCCGCCAAGCGCGCGGAGCGCATGGCCGCACGCGAGGCGAAGAAGGCTCAGGCCGCCCAGGACGACGACGATGATGACGACGCGCCGATCTCCACCGGCGACGGCCTGCCCAAAGAAGAGAACACCGCCCCCACGGGGCGCGTGCGCAAGGCTGGCGCCGCTTCCGTGGTGAAGGGCTGACCCGCCATGACATCGTGGGACAACTGGATGCCCGAGCTGGTGCTGGCTGCTCCCACGGCGCCCGCGCCGCTCATCCACCTGTGCATCAACCGGGCCGCGCGCCAGTTCCTGCGCAAGACGCGCGCGTGGCAGGAATGGCTGGAGCCGGTCGAGGTGTCGGGCACGCCCTTCGCCGAATACTCGTTCGAGCTGCCCCAGGGCGCCGAGCTGCGGCGCATCGAGGCGGCCACGCTGGACGGCCGGCCGCTGGAGGTGGCGAAGGAGGGGAGCCTGCCGGCCGACCCCTGGCGCCACGCGCGAGCGGGTTGCGCCTACCTCGTGACCACTGACTTGGCCTCCTTCACCGTCGGCGCTCTCGGGGCTGGCGGCACTGTGCAGGTTCGAGCCTCGCTCATCCCCTCCACGCGCGGCACTAGCGTGCCCGACAGCGTGGCGCGGCTCTACCACGAGGCCATCCGCGACGGAGCGAAGGCGGAGCTGCTGGCCACCGCCGGCACCGACTACTACCGGCCCGACCAGGCCGCCGTGGCGCTGGCGCTGTTCCAGGGCGCGATCGATGACGCCACCACCGACGTGTGGCGCTCGCACACGCCGAGCACGCCAAGGGGGAGGGCGCAATGGCTCTGACCGTGAAGCAGCTGCTGGACGACGTGGCGCGCGAGCTGCAGGACAAGGGGAACGTCCGCTGGACGCGGCCGGACCTGCTCGACTTCTTCAACGCGGCCCAGCGCGCCTTTTCGGAGTATCGCCCCGACCAGCTGGCGCAGGACCGCGAGCTGGTGCTGGCCGCCGGCTGGCGGCAGGAGCTGCCGCCCGACGTGCTGACGCTCATCGACATCACCAACAACGCCAACACCGCGCAGCGCCGCATCACGAAGACCGCGCTGTGGACGCTGGACGCTGTGGCCGGCGCCTGGCGCTCGCAGACGCCCGCGCTGGAGGTGCAGCACTTCATGCACGACATGCGCACGCCGCGGGAGTACTTGGTGTACCCACCGGCCCGTGCGGGCGTGAAGGTGCGTGCGGTGGTGGCGCCGGCCGCCGTGGATCTGACGGACGAGAGCGCGGCGCCGTGGGTGCCGGGCCGCTGGCTGGATGCGCTGCGCCACTTCATGCTGTTCCGGGCTTGGTCCGTGGACGGCGAATTCGCCGGCAACCAGGCGCTGGCCGCCGCGCATCTGGAGCTGTTCCAGGGCGCGCTCGGCGTGCAGGTCAAGGCGTCCAACGAGGTGGCGCCGACCATGTGACAAGCCTGCCATCCTGGCAGCACATTTCCGTAACCGGGGCGCTGGAGTGCTCGAAACCACAGGAGGCCTCCATGGCCGGTTTCTCCAACTCCCTCGCCAACGCGATCATCAGCGCCACGCTGCGCCAGCAGGCGTTTCCTGCCATCCGCACGCCGTACTACGCCCTCTTCACGGCGGACCCCACCGACGCGTTCACCGCCGGCACGGAGGTCAATGCAGGGTGGTATCGCCGCGTGGCCACCGGCGCGTTCGCGGCCCCCGTCAACGGCGGCACCTACAACGCAGTGCGCGCCGAGTTTCCGCCCGTCAGCGGGGCGCAGGTGACGGTGACGCACATCGGCATCGTGGAGGGCGATTCCCTCAACGATCCCACGGCTACGCTCATGTATTCGGAGCAGCTGCCGGCACCGCGCACGCTGCAGATCAATGACGTGTTCGTGGTAGACAGCCAGACGCTGACGGGCGACTTCGCCCTGCAGCTGCTGTAACCGGGTCTTGGGGGCAGGGTGAACCGCGGGAAGTTCAACGGGTTTGCGATCAACGGTCCGTCCATGGACCAGGTGGTCCGCGTCCGCGTTGACGCTCGCGGCTATGCGCGGGTCCGGGCGGGCGGGCGCGTGCTCGCCTATGCGCGCGTGCACAGCGAGCCGGCCGCCGCCATGCAGGGCAAGCTGGGGCGAGTGGAGGCGCACATCCGCGCCGAAGCGATGGCGCAGGCCGCGGTGACTGGGGTGCTGGGGCACGCCGACGTTCACGGCCTGATCGCCGCCCGCGGGCGGGTGGTCATCAAGGTGACGCTGCCTCCGGTCCGTGGACGGGTGAGCGCTCAGGCGCGTGCGGGCATTGGGCTTCGCGCGCATGTGCTGGCGCGGGGTGGCGTGTCGTCTACCGCCCGCGCGCAGCTCTCCCTCGAAACCCATCTCGCGCGGCGCGGCCCGTTGCGGGCCCAGCCCTCCGCAGGCATCACGGCGGACGGCACGGTGTTCGCGCGACGGCAGCTGCGCTCGCCCATCGACGCTCGGGCCCGGGCGTTCGTCGTGACGCACACGCGGGTGTCCGCACGGCTCGCCGTGCTGGTGCGCGCCACTGCCGACGGCAAGGCCCGCTTCCACGTCGGCGCGCGCGCGCCACTCGCCGCGCTCGGGCGGGCGGTCATTGAGATCGATCCGTCCGTCTTCAAGCGACTGCCCTTCGATGAGCCAGCGCCCGAATCGCGCACGTTCTCCGTGCCGCCCACCATGACTACCTTCCATGTGACCGACCAGGGCACCAGCATGTTCAAAGTAAGCCCCCCGCAGCAGCCGTCCGACGTTCAGGACTACGACATCGAGTTTGCCGAGTGGTTTCCGCCTGGCGACGAGATCGTGGCTGTGGCGCTGAAGGTGGCGCCGGCCATGCCGATGCCGCCTAGCTACGCGATCACCGCCCAGCGGGTGAAGGTGTGGGTGTACGCGGGCGGCAAGAGCGGCACGAAGTACCAGATCACCGTGACGGCGACCACCAACGACGGCCGCGTGAAAGAGGTCGAGCTGGTGGTCCCCGTGAAGGAGCAGTGATGCCCCAGCTCTACCTCAACAACTTCACCACCACGTTCATCGCCAGCGTCAAGTCGGCGCCGGCCACCGCGAACCCCGCAGCCGAACTCGACTACGGAATCCTGCGCGTCTCGGACGGCGCGGCCGGCACGCTCATCAACCCGCCCGCGGGCAGCTGGTACGTGCTGACCAGCTACAAGCGCTCGGGCACGGTCGAATCCGATTACGAAATCCTGCGCGTCACCGGGGTGGACAACTCCGTGGTGGGCGAGTGCCGGCTGACCGTGCTGCGCGGGCAGGAAGGCACCACGCCGAAGGCCTACGTGGCGGGCGATCTGGTGGAACTGCGGCTGACGGCCGGCGGCATCAGCCAGTACGCTCAGACCACCGACCCTCGCTTGTCCGATCCGCGCACGCCCACAGGCGCTGCGGGCGGCGTGCTTTCGGGCACGTTCCCCAATCCTGGCTTCGCCCAGCCCATGGCTACCGTCGCCCAGATGGAGGGCAGGGTGGAGAAAGTGGCCGGCAAGGGCCTGAGCGCCAACGACTACACGAACGCCGACCTGGCCAAGCTCGCCGGCATCGCCGAGCAGGCCTCGAAGAACGCACCGGACTCTCAACTGCGCGACCGCAGCACGCACACCGGCGTGCAGGCGATCAGCACGGTGACGGATCTGCAGGCTACCCTGGACGCCAAGGAGCCCGGCATCGCCGCAGGCACGGCCGCCCAATACTGGCGGGGCGACAAGACGTGGCGCGACTTCGCGACGGACGTGCGCGCCACCGTGTTGACTGGCCTGAGCACAGCCACGAACACCGCGATCGCCGCGGCTGACACATTGCTGGGCGCGCTGGGCAAGCTGCAGGCACAGATTTCCGCGCACTTCGGCTCGGGCGGCGGGGCTCACGCCGCGGCGACCACCGGCGCGGCAGGCTTCCTTTCGGCCGGCGACAAGGCGAAGCTGGATGGGGTGGGCTACGGCGCCACAGCGAACGCCACGGATGCGCAGCTGCGGGACCGCAGCACGCATACCGGGGTGCAGGCGATCGGGACGGTTTCGGGCCTGCAGGGTGCGCTCGATGCCCGGCCGGTCGCGGATTTCTCTGCCGTGCCGGATGCCGGCGGCCTGGATGGCACCGAGTGGCTGCCGATCAACAAGCCCGGCGGCACGTACCGCCGCACCACCTTCCAGCGCTTCCTCGACTGGATTCTGGCCCGCGCCAATACCTGGACCGGGATGCAGACGCTGCGCGGCGCCGTGTTCCAGGCCGGGTACTTCGAGCAGGTCGGAGGCCCGTTTTACGCCAGCAACTTGCCCACCATCTACATGGATTACGGGTCGATCCAGGAGGTGATCCTCAACGTCAATTGGGCGCCCGCATTCCCGCCCCCGTCCCGTGGATGCCAGCTGACGCTCTTGCTCACGCAGGACGGATACGGCGGGCGGTCCTTCACCGTGCCGGGCATCTGCCGGCCGGCCCTGGGCACGATCCCCACGCTCTCGACGGCAGCCAATAAGAGCACGCTGTTCTCGTTCATCGGGACGGGCAGCCGGTGGCTCTTCATCGACGGCGGCCGCGACTACGACCTCAACTGATCCATGTTCGCAGCATCCATCGCCATGCGCCGGGCCAAGGCCCGCCCGCCCATCCAGCTCGTCGCCGCCGGAAGGCCTGGCGCGTTCAGCGGTGGGTCCACGTTCAACGTACCCGCCCATCCTGCAGGCGCGCTCGTGCTGGTGTTCGCCGGATCGCAGGGGCCCTGGACCAATATCGGGGCACCGGCTGGGTGGACTCGCGCCGCGGGTTATGGGGACGGTGACCGATCTGTAGCGGCATTCTGGAAAATCAGCGACGGCGCTGCTTTTACTGCAGTGTTTCCTGGGAGCGGGGGCTCAAGCTTGGCTTATGGTGGATTCCTGGTGTTCCAGAACGCTTCTCGGATCGGGGCCGTTGCCGGGCACTGGAATCCCGGGACGACATCTTCAATCCCCATCGACGCACTGCCATCCATGCAACCGGGAGGCACCTCCTGGGTGGTCGCAGGGAGCTACACGGCGGGTAGCACGGCGCCGGGATACAGCGCTCCTCTATCGGTGGAGAGCAATTCGTGGCTTGGCATTGCGGCAAACCTATCTTCTTTCGGCGGGTCTTATTTCCAAACATACTCCGGTTCAAATAATGACGTGAGTTGCGTGGTGGAGGTGGTGAATTGATTTCCTATATCAACGTCAAAACGGGCAAATGGCCAATTACCGCTCAGGAAATCATGGCGGAAAACCCCCTGACGAGTTTCGGCGTTCCCTTCGTCGCGCCTCCGGACTACGCCCCACTGGTGGACGGCCCGCGGCCTGCCTTCGATGCGGACCTGCAGCAGTTGGCCGAGGTGCGCCCGGCGCTGGTGGATGGAGCGTGGACCCGGCAATGGGTGGTGCAGGCCCTGCCTGAGCCCGTAGCCGCCCAGAACAGGATCGCCAGCGTGACGCGTGCCGCGCAGCAACGGCTGGACGAGTTCGCCCGCACCGATGCCTTCGACGGCATCCTGAGCGCGGCCAGCTACGCGACGAGTTCCATTCCCCGGTTCCGGTCCCGCGGGCAGTACGCGGTGAAGGCACGCGATGCGACGTGGGCGAAGCTCTACGAAATCCTCGCGGCGGTGCAGGGCGGCTCGCGGCCCATGCCGAGCGTGCCGGCCGTCCTCGCCGAACTGCCGCCGCTGGCCTGGCCGCCGATCGAAGCGTAGCCGCGTGCCAAGCCTGCCAGATTGGCGGGCATGACGATCTACCGCCTGGCCGCGTTCGGCGGCGAAGCCCCCAGCGTTTCCGATCGCGCCTTGGGCAGCGACCTCGCGCGGGTGAACGAAAACCTCTTCCTACCCAGCGGCGAGTTCTGGCCCGTGGCCGCCGACCGCCGGCACTCGGCCTGTGTGGCCGGCGCGCGCACTCTGCACCGCATGGCGCGCAATGCGAGCGGCGAGGTGGTCAAGGACCCAGCCGCGCCCATCCGATCCTATGCGCAGGAGCTGTCCTTCGTGAAGGGCCAGATCAACGACGAGGCCACGGAGCGCACCTACTTCACCACCGACGACGGCAGCGCGCGCCCGCGCGTGGTGGACGCGCGCGGCAACGACCGGCTGCTGGGCGTGGCCCGGCCCGTGAGGCCGATCGTGAAGCTGCAGGTGGTGGACGAGTTCACGCCCGAGGAGGCGAAAACCTGGCTCTATGGCGACTTCGCCCAGATGCTGCTGGACGATCTGCTCGCCGCGTTCGTGAAGCAGGAGGGCAACCAGGAGGCCGTGCGGTGGGATGCCTCGGGCAAGGCCTACGCCGGGCCCACGTCGAACTACGGGCTCTCGTTGTCCACCGCCGTGGGCGGCGGCGTGACGCCGGGCAACCTCTACGCCGTGGTGACGGCTGCGCGCGCGACCGCCACCCAGATGGACATGACCCGCCTCGGCGCCACCCAGACCGGCGGGGGCTGGGCCGTGCCGGTGGCCGCCATGCCGGCGAGCTACCCGCTGCGCCGCGCGGCGCTGGTGGAGGCGCTGCAGCTGCACGAATTCCCGGCCATCGCGGGAGAGCGCGCGGGCGAGACAGTGCTGACAGCCGACCTGGCCGCCAAGGTCGCCGACCTGGCCGAGAAGGCGGCCGCCCCCGGCGCCGAGTGCGCGGCCGCTCGCACCGAACTGGACAAGCTGGTGCGGGAGTTCTCCACCCTGGCGCTGGAGAAGAGTTGTGCCGCGCCCGCGTCCGCACCGGTGCGACCGAAGGAGCCCTCCGTGCCGCAGTACCAGTCCACCGGGGGCGACAGCACCGAACTCGTGGAATCGTCGGCATGGGTGCAGTACCGCAAGGATCTGGAGGCCTACTTCCTGGCGCTCGAAACGTACACCTCCGGGAAGGACGCAGCGTCCACCCAGGCGGCGAGCCTGAACGCGCGGTTGGTGGAGATCCAGCAGCGCTGCGCCACCCTGGTGGCGAGCATCCAGTCCCAGCTGACCAGCCAGTTCACGGCGCTGACCAAGGACGTGGCGGTGGTGGGCACCTGGGTGGACAAGCTGGGCGGCGTGGCGAAGCTGGCCGGCGAGACGGTGGACCGCGTGGTGTCGTCGCGATACTACGTGGCCGCCTTCGTGACCGACTGGGGCGAAGAGTCGGAGCCATCGCCGCTGTCCGATCTGCTTGAGGCGGACGCGAACGACACCGTGACCGTGCAGCGGCCGGCCCTGATGACGGGTGAGAGCTACGCGGAGCGCAGCATCGTGAAGTGGCGCCTGTACCGCAGCAACACGTCCGGCACCGCGGCCGCGTGGCAGCTGGTGCAGGAGATGCCCATCACGGTGGCCGCCTTCCTGGACGACAAGGCGAGCGAGGAGCTGGAGAGCCTGCAGCCGCAGTTCACCTGGGCGGCGCCGCCGTACCGCATGGACGTCCAGTTCGACGGCGAGCTGAAACCCAGCGTGGGCACGAGCCCCTATCTGCGCGGGCTGGTGGGCATGCCCAACGGGATCATGGCCGGCTTCATCGACAACACTGTGGCCTTCTGCGAGCCCTACGTGCCTTACGCCTGGCCCGTCGAGTACCAGGTCACGACCGAATTCCCCGTGGTGGGCATGGCCGTGTTCGACCAGACCCTGTTCGTGGGTACGGCCGGCAATCCCTACTTCGTCACCGGCGCGCACTCGGCCTCGATGTCTGCCCAGAAGCTCGATAGCAACCAGGCATGCGCCTCGCGCCGGTCGGTGGTGGGCGTGCAGGGCGGCGTGCTCTACGCCTCTCCGGACGGGCTGTGCCTGGCGAGCGCCCGCGGTGTGGAGGTGGTGTCCCGGCAGCTGATCGCGCGCAAGGACTGGCAGGCCATGCAGCCGAACAGCATGTTCGCGGCCGAGCACGAAGGCGTCTACTACCTGTTCTACGCTGGCGCGGGCGGGGGCTGCCTGGCCTGCAACATGCAGGACGGGATGAAGCTGGGCCGCATCGACCTGTCGGGCTCGGCCGTGTGGGTGGATAAGCTCAACGACCTGATGTACCTGGCCCGGGGCTCGGACATCCTGGAATGCTTCACCGGCGGCGCCACGCGGGCGGGCCGGTGGCGCACGGGCATCGCCACGCAACCGCGCCAGCAGCCGCTCGCGTGGGCGAAGGTCTACGGCCAGCAGGACGCCGCGCACCCCATCACGCTGCGGCTGTGGGGTGATGGGGTGCTGCGGCACACGGCCACGTTCACGGACCTGCAGCCCCAGCGCCTGCCGGCCGGTCGCTGGCTCGAGCACCAGGTGGAAATCCAGGGCGCCGCGCGCGTCACGTCCGTGGTGCTGTGCTCTACCTCCGAGGAGCTGCGCGGGGTATGACGAACAGCCGAAAAATCGACACGGGCGTGGCTCGGCTGCCGGCCCTGCCGCGCCTCAACGCCCAGGACAAGGCCCTGACCGACTGGGCCAAGGCCGTGACGGAGCACCTGGAGGTGCGCGCCGGCTCTCGCGGCAACGAGTTCGAGCGGGGCGTGACGCTGCGCGAGCTGCGCGAGGCCATGGGCGGCGTGCAGGGGCTGGTGGAGATCCTCGACAAGGACCGCAAGCCCGGGCCGGGGGAATCGGTGATCGACCTGGGCGGGGGGCTGTCGGCCACCGTGCAGATCGACCGATTCGCCCAGGCCATCATCGACTCGGCCCTGTTCCGCTCGCTCGCGAAGACGCTGGACGATCCCACGCGGTTCGACCACCTCGCGAAGGAGATCCGGGACGAGCTGGTGCGATCGATCGCCGACGAGGCCGCCAAGCGCGGCGCGGAGGTGCGCGACCTGCAGACCATCGTGCAGACGAACGAGCGCAGTTTCGCGCGCCAGGTGCGGGAGGTGACGGCCAGCCTGCAGCAGGCCAGCGCCGGCATCCGCGCCACGCAGGCGGCCTGGAGCGACGGGCAGCGCGCGATGGCGACCAACGTGCTGCAGCTGCAGGCCTCGCTCGGGCGCTACTACCGCGACGGCACGCCCGGTCGCGCGAGCCTCGAGCAGGAAATGACGGTGCTGGCCAGCTACTCCGACGGGCTGCGCGCGCAGTACACGCTCAAGGTACAGGCCGGCGGGGCGCTCGCCGGCTTTGGGATCGCGGCCGAGGAGCGCAACGGCCAGACCACCAGCGCCTTCATCATCATGGCCGACAAGTTCGCCGTGGTGGCGCCGAACTACAGCGGGGGGCTGCTGCGCACGCCGCGGCCGCAGGACGTGGTGTTCGGCGTAGACGGCAATGGCATCTACCTGCAGAACAACGTCTATGTGAAGGGCAACCTGCGCGTGGATGGGCAGGGCCGCACGCTCGCCGACGGCATGCGGGGCTCGGTGCTGCTGTCCGCGAGCGGCAGTTACTGGAGCGATGCCACGGCCCGGCAGGCTGTCTGGCAGGCCCTGGGCAACGGCGGCAGCGCGCCCAACAACAACCACCTGCAGGTGGGCGATGCCGTCACCATCACCGACGGCGGTGCGTTCACCCAGACCCGGCACTGGATGGGGTACTACTGGGCCATCCCTGGCGCGGTGCTGAGCGGCGACCTGCTGGTGGACGGAACGGTGGCCGCGCGCAAGGTGGACACGCGGGGGCTCACGGTGCGCGACAGCGCCGGCAACGTCATCCTGTCCGCCAACGGCATGGACGCGCAGTGGCTGCGCAACCTGCAGGCGGCCCAGGTGAACGGGCTCGGCGCACTCGCGCGGCGCGACATGGTGCGCATCGGCGAAACGGTGGGCATGCCCGACGGCTCGGTGCTGAATACCAACGACTTCATCAACCGGCTGCAGCGCATCACCAGCAACAACATCGGCGTCTTCATGGACACCGCGGCGATCGGGACCGCGTACATCGGGCAGGCGGCGGTAGGCACGCTGCAGATCGCGGGTGGTGCTGTCACGTCCATGTCCCAGGGCGCGGGCCGCGGCGACGCGGCTCCGGGCGGCGCGGCGCTGGTGGCCGTCTGCTACCTCAATGTGGCGCCCGGCGCGACGGGGGTGGTGGTCAGCGGCTCCGTGTCGGTCTATGCACCGGGCGGCAACGCCTCGGCCTTCATGAAGCTGCGCAGGCGCGGCGGTGGCCAAGTGGGGTTCACCTGGGTGTCGATCCAGAGCGGCTGGTGGTCCACCATGTCGGTCAGCGGGTACGACGCATACCCGCCGGCCGGGATGAACGTCTACGAGTTGCTGGTGGAGAACCCTCCGGACGGCCCAGGAGGCAGCAGGCCCGTGACTGCCGAATTCGGGTCCATCACAGCAACCGGGGGAAACCGATGAGCCACTATGCAGTGCACGAAGAGGGGCGCATCCGGCGCACCTTCACCTTGCCCAGGGGCATGCCCCTGCCGGCCGAGGAGGCGGGCGCCATCCCGTGCGGGCCGGAGGTGACGTTGCAGACGCACTACGTCCGCGACGGGGCGGCGCTTCCCATCCCGGCGAGCCCCGGCGCTGGCTGGGTGTTCGATTACCAGGCAGGGGAGTGGGCGTTTTCTGAGGATCTGGCCTGGCACCTGGTCCGCGCCGACCGCGATGCGCGGCTGGCCGCGTGCGACTGGCGGGTGCTGCCCGATTCGCCCACGCCCGACGACATGCGCCAGGCCTGGCTGGACTACCGGCAGGCGCTGCGCGACGTGACGGGGCAGGGCGACCCGCGCGCGATCGACTGGCCGGCGCCGCCCGGGTAGCCCGTACCAAGCCTGCCACCCTGCGGGCATGACCGATCACGCGCTGGAATACGACATCGAGGCGGTGCTGCCCTTCATGCGCTCGCGCATCCCGGGCTTTGCCGGGTGCGAGGGCCAGCGGGCCATCGGCCTGCGCCGGGGCGGGGTGCTGGTGGCCGGCGCCGTCTACGAGGGATTCAACGGCCGGAACCTGTGGGTGCACCTGGCCGGCGCGCCCGGCGCGCGCTGGATGACGCGCGAGTTCCTGCGGGCCGGCTTCGCCTACCCGTTCCTCGTGTGCGGGTGCGAGCGCATCAGCGGGTACGTGAACGCGAACAACCTGGCGGCCCAGCGCCTGAACGAACACCTGGGATGGCAGCCCGAGGCCCGGCTGCGCGGCGCGGCGCCCGACGGCGGCGATGTGATTTTGTATGTGATGTGGCGAAAGGACTGCAGATATGTGCCGGTGGCATAAACACGAATGGGACATGCTCCCGAGCGGCGCGTTCTCGCAGCGCCCGGGCGGCCGAATGACGCTCGAAGGCGGAAAGGGGAGCGGCGCCCCTGCGCCCGACCCGCGCCTGGTCGAGGCGCAGATCCGAAGCATGGGCATTCAGGACGGCGCGATCCAGCGCATCCTGGCCCAGAGCGACGAGATGGCGCCGTTGCAGAAGGAGCAGACCCAGTTCGCGCTGGACACCTCGCGCAAGGCCTGGGAGCAGTCGCAGCAGGACCGTGAATACGCGCTGGGTCGGCGCGACCAGCTGACCGGCCAGCAGGACCGGATGATCCAGGACGCGGCAACCTTCAACACGGAGGCGAAGCGCGAGGAACTGGCGGGCCAGGCCGCTGCGGACGTGTCGCAGGCCTACACCAGCGCGAGCCGGACATCAGCCGCCGAGATGGCGCGCATGGGCATCAACCCGAAGGACGGCAAGTTCGGCTCCACCAACACTGCGCTGATCGCCCAGACCGGGCTCGCGCTCGCCCAGGCGAAGAACGGCGCGCGCACCGCAGCCCGGACCGAAGGCCGCGCGCTCACCGACCGCGCGAGCAACGCACTGGCCGGCTATCCGGCGATGGGCATCCAGACGACGGGGGCAGCTGCGGGGTTCGGCACCAACGCGCAGACCGTCGCGAACATGGGCCTCGCCGGCCTGAACAGCGGATACGGCCAAGCCGCAGGCGTGGCCGGGCAGATGGGCTCAAACGCCGCGGGCATGTACGGCGCCATGGGCTCCTATCGGAACGGACAGGATCAGATCGCGGCGGCGAACAACCCAGGGAACACGATCCTGGGGGCAGCGGCGGGCATCGGGACTGCTTGGGCTTTGGGCAAGCTGCGGTAACTACTCCACGCAGTCGTAGTCGTATGTCATGCCGGAGGTCTGCGCTCGATAGCGCGCATACCGCCCATGCTTCTTGCACTCGGCGTCAGCCAGTGGTTGCGCCGAGCGCACATTCACGGACTCCACGGTCACGCTTCGCGGATTCGAAGCGAGGACCGAGGCACCGCACCCACTGAGGGCGAGGGCGGACGCAGCAGCCAAAAGTCGTAGGGCGACCATCTGAGAACTCCTAGGAATATGTTTCATTGACCAAATTTCTTGGCGCAAAGACCCAGCGCGTTGCGGACGCCCAGCTCAGTAGGCATGGCAACCGCATCTTGCTGGCATGACTCGTAGCGGATGCGGTCGAAAAAACTGAGATCTCGCGGAGCGGTAGCGGGTTCTTCTTCGGAAGTGGCCTTGGCTGGAGGCTTGTAGCCTCTTCCTATGCCCGCTTGGTCTAGGTCATCGAACGAGCTGAGCAGCGGCGGAGGCTTGCGCTCGACCGCGCCCGTGGCGCCTGCCCCCTGTCCGCCCAGCGCAGCGGCAGCGATCAGGGCGGTGGCGATGGTCTTGGCGTTCATGGGGCTCCTCCGGTGCGGCGACTGTACCAGTGGTAAGATGCTGTATAAAATTACAGTGCAAAGGCGAAAACTTTCGTTACGATGACACAGACCGAAAACGGAGGAGTGTCAATGGCAAGCAAAAAGCCTGTAACGATCCACTATAGGAAATTTTCTAGGCCCCCGGGGTCGCGTGACACATTGGAGCAGCTAGTACGGACAGCGATGAATTCCCTGGACGGCAGTGCCGCCCATCGGTTACGTGATCGCTACCTATCTAGGCTATTCGCCTCGGGCAGTGACAATTTATTCATCAATATTTACGAAGACACAACCGGACAAACGCAATTTGTTTTTGGAGATGTGCTGCATTTCACGCGAGGCCACCTGCAGGCGCTATGCCAAACGGCGGATCCCGATGCCGCTCTGGTTCCTGTTCAGCAGATGCAAGCTCCTGCGCAGAGCGAATATGTCCACTCGCAGATGTTTTGGATGATCAAGGGAGATCACGTTTTCGTCATTCAGAGTATGTCTCTCAGAACTGCTGAATTCGAATCATACCTTGGATGGCTGCTGCAGACTAAGACCTCGGTTTTTCCTGCCCAGCATTCGATCGTGCTTGCTGCTAGGTTTGACCTTGGAGCGGTAGGTGGCGATTTGGAGGATATCAAGGAGATCATTGTAGGGGGCGTGGCCCAGAGGCCACCTACAACTAATGAATCTAGTTCAGCGCATTCGCCGGAGACAACAGAATTACGTGAATCCGAGGTGGTTAGTACCGGCAATGTGGATGCGACTAGAACCACAGAATGGAGCACGGCGCGAAACGTTTTGAGGGAGTTGCTGGGAGGCGACGCAAATGTGGAGTCTTTGCTAAGTTCTGTTCCTGCCGATGCCGAGCTTAGTGTCCAAGTTCACATTGGTTTCCAGACGAGAAAAAAGAAAGTTGATCGTGTCGCACTGAAGCATTTGGAGACTGGGCTGCGGCATCTACCCGATGGTCAGGTGGAGGTCAGAGCAAAAGGCCAACGTGTCGCCTCTGATGGAAGTGTTCGCCTGCACTACGATGCCGGAATTTCATTGGTTCGTGCCCAAGTCGGCGACAGTCAACTGATCGGCAGCCTTTTGGATCCCTTCGATGTGCGAAGGGCAATGGTTGAGGCTTACAGTCACATGGTGGCTAACGGGAAGATTCAGGAAGAGTAGGTGTTTAGTCGATGACCGTTTTTCGACGCGTTCTAGGGCTTCTGCTTCCCATCATCATTGGATGGGCGGCGGCAGCATGGACGCCTTTAACGGTCTGGATTGACATGAAAGAGGGGCTGATAGCTTTTCTTGGTTTTCTTGCTGCGTCTTTGGTACAGGTTATGCCGTTGACCGCCAACTTCATCCAGGCCGATAAGTTGGAGGTTTCTCAAGCGCAGAGGCTTACTCAATCGTTGACAAGGCAACAACATTATTGGATCGGCCTATTGTCGGCAACTATTAGCGCGCTTGTTGTTGTCATTGTGGTCGCCGCAGTATCAAAATCGCTTGACGGTAAAGTTGTTTTTGACCGTTGGGTTTGCATTACAGCTTTTCAGCTACTATGCTTTCTGGAAGTGAGCCTGCTTGTATTTGTCATAATAAAGATGTTTGGATTATTTGGTGGGATGATGAGTCTGCACCGACTGCGCGGAGAGTTGGTTGTTGATGCTGCAATGAAGGCCGCGGCCGCCCGGCAACGCGAGATACAGGCAAGCGTAGCACCTGTTCAAAAGTTAGTGCCTGACGGTTATGGCGCAATAGTTCAGCCTCCGCCCAAATAGCCTTGAGCGCTAACTGGCACGGACTCGACACCTTCGTAACCCGTGCCAAGCCTGCCAACCTGCTCCGGTTACAGGAGCACGACATGAGCGCATTCGACAAGGGGTTTTCGTTCGGCCTCGGGGCTTGGCAGCAGGCGATGGACAACAAGCGCCAGGACGAGAAGGACGAGCGGGCGAAGAAGGAGTTCGGCTGGAAGGAGAAGGACCGTGCGCGCGTGGACGACGATCGAGCGCGCGAGGATGCTGCATGGGGCGCGCTCGGCCCAGCGTCCGGCATCCCGGTGCCGGCGCCCGCGGCCCCGCAAGCTGTGCAGGCGCCAGCCGAGACGGCGGCAACGGTCGAGCCTGTCCCGGATGGACAGGGGCAGGCCGCTCCGCAACCGCCTGCCGCAGCGCGGGGGTTGGGCCTCCCGCAAGCCGCTCCGGCGGCGGCGCCCATGCCCATGCCCGTGCAGCAAGGCGTGGCCGCCGCGCTCGCGCCACCAGCTACCTCGCGCGCCGCGCAGCTGCGCGCCCTGGAGGGCATCGCGGTAGCGCGCCGCGACGCGGGATCGCTGGAGCGGCTGGGCGCCGCCCGGCATGGGGCCGAGGAAGACGACTTCATCGCGCAGGCCATGAAGGGCTACACCGGCGCGGATGACCAGATTGGCGCCACGGCGCTGCACATCAACGGCACGTCGAAGTCCATCACGATGGGCGCACCCGACAAGGACGGGGTGGTGCAGCTCGCAGTGGTGACGCCTGACCGCCGGGCCCAGTTCATGAGCCTGAGCAGGGATCAGCAGGCGCGGCTCTATGCGGCAGGCCAGCTCATGGAGCGCAACCCCATTCGTGCCTTCCGCGAGATCGCCGATGTGAACCGACCCCTGGCCGAGGCGCTGGCCGCAGAGAGTGGCCTCGTGACGAAGGTGGCGGGCTCCAACAACCAGGCAGCGTTCAAGGCCCGCGACGATGACCGGGCGGACCGGCAGCAGGCGGAAGCCGCGCGCCACAACCGCGCTTCGGAAGCGATCGCGTCGGCCAGGGTGGAGGCTGCGGCCAAGCCTGGTTCTGGCGCGTTCGACCCGCAGGCTGGATTCGACAACGAGCAGGCGTACAAGACTGCGCTGGAAATCGTGCGCAAGGAATCGGAAGGCGGGATCGGCGGGAAGATGGATCCGAAGCAGATGGCCGAGCGTGTTCAGGCCGTGTACGGAAACCTGCGCGACACCTGGGCAGGCGAGAACATCCAGCGCCAGCGCGCCAACGCATTCACCTCGGAGGCGAAACGCGCGCGCACACCCGAAGAGGTCGAGGGCATCCGGGCCCGTGCGCTGGAGCGCGGGTACACGGATGCGGAGATGGCGCGTCTGGATCCACGTTTCGCCCGGCAAGCCTCCGCAGTGGCGCCGGCCCCCGGCGCTTCCCCTCCGGCACCCTCGATCCCGAAGCCAGTCCCCTCCCAGGCCGTGCCACCAGCCCGGGGATCGGGCCCGGACGAGGATGCGCCTGCAGGCCGCGCGCTGGACGCGGCCAAGTTGGACCTGCGCGATGCCATCGCCAAAGTGCGCACCTTCGGGCTGGCCCAGCGTGCGGCCGATCCATCTGCCTACCAAGCGGCCGTGGACCGGGTGCGCGCGGCAGAAGCAGCTGCGGCCCAGGCCGAGGCGCAGTGGCAGAGCACGATCGCGCGGCAGGGTATAGGGGCGTACTTCGGCGGAAGCCGGTGAGCAGCGCGCTGGGCCACGGTGGGAGCGCTACCTACTTCCTTGGAGTTGGAGTGACACCGAACTCTTTGAATAGGTCTGTGCCGGGCGCGGGAGCGACGGGCTCAAGCTGCATCGTCCCTCTGGGGCCTGCGACGGTGATGGCGCCGGTCCATCGATCAAGGCGATAGGCGATCCCCTCAGATTCACCTCCTCCAGTGCCCACGAGTTCGTACCGGAACATCCACGCGGTCCACGCCAACACGACTGCAGCAATGATGTAGGCGGTTCTGGTGTTCATGCGGTTCCTCCGGGGTGCGAATGTATCAGCGCTGAATGCTGCTGCGCACGGGATCGCGGGTGAACGCCTTTGCTGATCGAAGGAGCCGCTACTGCGTGCCAAGCCTGCCAATCTGGGTTTCCTAGCCTCAAGGGATTCAGATGACGACGAAGAAGAAGTTCGTGGCGCCGCTGCTCAGCTCGTTCGATGAGTTGGATCAGGCGGGTATCGGGACGGGGTATCGGGGCAGGGAAGCGCCCGAGCCCGAGCCGGCCGAATCCACACCGCCGAAGCGCACCTGGGGCGAGGCGGCGACCGATACCGTGGTGCAGCTGGCCGAGGGCGTGAATAACATCGCCGGAGCCGTGCCCAACCTGTTCGCGCCGCAGTCCGGGGTCGCGGCGTTCTTCCGGGACAACGCTGACCACTGGCGCGGTGAGCAGAGCGAGGCCCTGCGCCGCAAGGTCGCCGACGCGGACGCCCAGATCGCGCAGGCGAACCAGGATTCCATCGTGGACCAGGCCGTGGCAGCAGCGAAGGCCTACGGCAGCGACCCGGCGTTGGCGGCGCGGTTCGTCACCACCAACCTGCCCAGCATGCTCCCCGGCGTGGCCGTGGCCAAGGCAGCGCAGGTCGCGCGCCTCGCAGGCGGCGCGAGCGCGGCCGCCGCGGCGGGCACGGCCACCACGGCCGCGGGCGTGACCAATGCCGTGCTCAATGCCGGCGGTGCCCGGGGCGAGGCCTTCGAGGACATCCGCGACGCGCTCGTGAAGCAGGGCCACACCCGCGAGGAGGCGGAGCGCATGGCGCTGGAGCGCTCGCGCATGCCGGCCGCCGTAGGCGCCGCCACCGGCTTCCTGTCCGGAAAGATCGGGCTGGAGCATGCCGTGGTGGGCGGCGGGGGTGCCCGTGGCGGGGTGGCGGCCGGCGCGCGCTCTGCGGCCGCGGAACTGCTTGGCGAGCAGGCGGAGGAGGTGCTGCCCCAGGTCGCGACGAACTACCAGGCCAGCGATATTGACCAGCGGCCGCTATCCCGCAACGTCGGGCGCACCGCCGTGGAAACGGCCATTGGCTCGGCGCCGGGCGCGGGCGTGTCCGGTGCGATGACCGCGCTGCGGCGTGGCGATGCTGCCGCGCCGAAGGCGGAGGAGGGGGCGCCGCCGGCCGAGGCGGGCGCGCCTGCGGAAGACATGCTCCCAGATTCCCTCCCCGAGCAGCCCGCGCGCCGCCCGGGCCCGGCGGCTGACGCTGCCGACACGGCGGCGGCTGTCACGCGGCTGGCAGAGCTGGAGGTCATCGACGGTAGCGTGGGCCTGAGCGAAGAGCAGAAGGCTGAACGGGCGGTGCTGGCGGAGCGCGTGGAGCGTGCCGCTGCGCGCGAGGAGGAGCTGGAGGCCGTCGGCGAGACGCCCGAGGAAGCAACCGGCGCTGCGTCGCAACCCGCTGAGGTCCTGGCGGAAGATCCGGGCGCACGCGCCGTGGCCCCGGCGGAGGGCGGAGTGCAGGCCGACGGGACTCCTGCTGCCGAGGAGGACATGCCGGCAGAGCCTGCCTTCGATCCCGCCGCAGCGCAGGCCAAGACCTGGCCGCAGTTCGTTTCCGAACGCGGCGAGAACGTGGCGCGGCTGCGCCGGGGCTCGCCCGCGTGGGATCGCCTGCAGAACGAGTGGGCCGCCGTGAAGACGAAGCGCGCCGGCACGAACCCCGAAGGCACCGGCGCCGTGGGCGCGGCTACTCCCGAGATCCAGAACCGCGACCGAGCCCGACCCGCCAGCGTGGTGCAGATGCAGGGCATGGCCCAGAGCCCCGACTACATGCGCCTGGGCCCGTCGCGCAGCCCCGAGACGGGCGCCCCCATGGTGTTCGCCGTGGGCGACCAGGTGCACGCCGCGCACGCGATCGGGCGGGGCGACACGGCGGTGATGAGCGACGGCCAGCGCGTGCCGTTCCAGTACGCGGTGATGGAGGCCGGCGACGTGCACCCGTCCAACTTCGCCGACGGCGCCGCGAACCCGCTTTTCGACGCCGCACACCCGGGCACGGTGAAGGCGCTGAACAACGGGCGCACGGCGGGGCTGCGCGCGGCCTACGAGCGCGGCACGGCCGACAGCTACCGGCAGGAGCTGATGGCCGACAGCGCCATGCACGGGATCGACCCGCAGGTGATCGCCGGCATGCGCGCGCCCATGCTGGTGCGCCTCTACTCGGAGCGCGACAACCAGGCCAACATGGGCGCCAAGAGCCAGAGCCAGGCCCTGGGGCTGTCGGCCGCCGAGCAGGCCGCCACGGACGCGGCGCTGCTGGATGCCGGCGTGCTCGACGTGCTCGAGGCGGGCGACCTGGCCAGCGCCGCAAACCGCGATTTCGCACGGGCGTTCGTCGGCAAGCTGCAGGCCGAGGGCCAGGACGTGGCCGGCATGCTCGATGCCGGCGGCGCGCTCTCGCCCGCGGGCGTGGTGCGGCTGCAGGCGGCCCTGGTGCACAAGGCCTACGGCGACGGCGACCTGGTGGAATCCATGTTCGGCAGCACGGACAACGACATCCGCGCCATCGGCGAGGCTCTGAAGGACGTGGCGGGCGAGTGGGCGAACCTGCGCCAGGCGGCCGTCGCTGGCGCCGTGAACCCGCAGGTGGACGTGACGGGCAACCTGCTGCAGGCCATCCGGCTGGTGCAGAAGGCGCGGCGCGAGCGCGCATCCCTCTACGACGCGATCAACCAAGTGGACATGGTGACGGGCGACGTGCCCGACCCCATGACCGTGGGCGTGCTGCGCATGCTCTATTCCGGCCAGTACCTGACGCGGGCCGTGCGCCGGGACCGGCTGACCGACTCCCTGCGCGAATACATGGCCGCGGCCTTGGCGACACGCGCGGGCGGTGATATGTTCGGCGAGCAGGTCGGCCCTGACGCCATCCTTTCCGCGTTGAGCGGCCAACCAACCACCCAGACCACCAATGCAGCAAGCCCCCAACCTTCCGGACAATCCGCACCCGCAGCCCCGCAAGGCGAGCGAGGAGCCCCTGGCCGCGACCCTGTTGGCCGCAGTGCTGATGAGCCAGGGCAGCAAGCACGGCGACCGGAACCAGATCGAGCAGGGCCGCGCCCTGATGAAGATGGCGGACGCGGCGAAGGGCAAGATGCCCAAGATCCCCGCGGACAGCCGGATGGGCAAGGCGATCGCGGAGCTGCAGAAGACGGCCGTGGCGCAGTAGCGTCCGACCTCGAGCTTTCCAGCTACACCCCACGGGAAGTCACAGCGCGCGAGGACGCGCAGCAGGAGGCCGCCCAGGCCCGGGCGAAAGCCGATGCGAAGGCCGACGCCGACGCGCGCGCCAAGCGCGAGCGCCGCGAGGTGGCCGCCCGGATGGAGGCCAGCGCCGAGAACTTCGAGCTGGGCGAGGATGCGGACGACGCCCTGAGCGGGCAGCGCCCCATGTTCAGCCGCGCAGCCGCGCCCGAGAGCGAGGCGTTCAAGAAGTGGTTCGGGGACAGCAAGGTGACGGAGAGCGGCAAGCCGGGCGGCCGCCCGCTCGTGATGTACCGCGGATCGCCCAACGAGAACGCCGCCCCGTCCCGGCCAGGAGCCCTCATCTTCCTGTCACCGGACCCGGGGTTTGCCGAGCACTACGCGGCCGGCGGCGCCACCTATCCCCTGTACGTCAAGGCTGAACGGCCCTTCGACGCTTCCCGTGGTGAAGGCCTCGCCCTGTGGCGCAAGTATGCCGAGGAGACGGGCGCCGCATCGTGGGCCACTTCGGGGACGGAGCGCGGAGCGCTGCCGATCTGGCAGCAGGAGCCAGAACTGCGGAAGTGGCTGGACCGTGCTGGTGTTCAGTACGATGGAATCTGGTTCGCCGAGTCGAACGGCGGGGCATCGCTCGCGGTGCTGGCCCAGGCGCAGATCAAGTCGGCCACCGGAAACATCGGCACGTTCGACCCGTCGAATCCGGACATCCGCTTCAGCTTCGCCGGCCGGAACGCGCGCAACGCCGACCTGGGCGAGCTGGAGCGCGCCGAGGCCATGGCGCGCAGCGGCATGTCCAGCGCCGTCATCCAGCAGGAAACCGGCTGGCACCGCGGCGTGGATGGCCGCTGGCGCTTCGAAATCAGCGACGACACCGCCGAATTCCACCGAAGCGAGATGCGGCCGGAGGATCGCGCGGAGGTGGAGCGCCAGGTGCGCGAGGCGGCGACCGTCACCCAGGACGACGAACTGCACACGGCCCAACTGGACGAGGGCGACGGGGTGCTGCTGGCCTACAGCACCACCCGAGAGGGGGCGCTGGCCAACCTGGTTGACCGCGTGGCGCGGGCCCGCTTCGGCGTGGAGTTCGACATCGACAAGGTGAAGGACGGGCAGGTGGAGGCGCTTACCGACGTGCTGCGGCATCCGGCCCTGTTCGCCGCCTATCCGTTTCTGCGGGGGCTGAAGGTGTATTTCCGCAGGGGGCGAGACGCCCGCGAGTTCGGCTCCTACGACGAGACCCACCGGGCCGTCACGCTGAACGCGGATCGCGCTCCAGGAGAGGTGCTGTCCACGCTGCTGCATGAACTCCAGCACGCGATCCAGTACCGTGAGGGCTTCGCGCTGGGCGGCAACATGGACGCCGACTTCACGAGCAGCGTGCGCACCACCCTGCGCGAGATGGCTGAGGGCGAAGCGCGGGCGGTGGAGGCGTGGAAGGCGAAGCACCCGGACCTGATGGCGAACGCGGAGAAGACGGCCGCCGTGGTGCGCGATGCCCTCATGTTCGAATCCATGGAGCGGCTGCTGTCCTACTCGGAGCGCGACAAGCCCAGCGGCGTGTTCCGGCTCATCCGCAACGAGATGCAGTGGATCTACAACACGACGCACTGGCTTGACCCGGTGGCGGTCGAGCTGCAGCGGCGGTTCTACGGGATGCCAAAGAGCGGCGCGAAGCGCAACGCCTATATCCGGGACATGGCATTCGATGCGCACAAGTGGCTGCGAAGCACCATCGCGCCCGAGAACCTGGCAGCGTTCAAGGCCGACGAGCGCACGATGAAGGGGATGATCGGCGCGCTGCGCCGGCACGCCGACAAGGCGCGCGCCGCGCTGCAGCCCCTGCGAGAGCAGGAGGGCCGGGCCCGGGTCGCCGAGGCCCTGGAACGGAAATTCGAGTTCGGATCGCCCTACGACATCTACCGCGCTCTCGCCGGTGAGGTGGAGGCGCGCACCACGCAGGCACGGCAAGGGCTCACGGCGGCCGAGCGCCGTGCACGGCCCGTGCAGGCCGACATGGACGTGTCGCCGGCCGAGGCCATCGTGGTGGTGGGCGGCCACGAAATGCGCCTGCCGGACGTGCAGCAGGATCGCGGCGCGCCTGGGCCGGCCGATGACTTCGACGTGGACGCGTTCCTCCGCACGATGGAGGACACCCCGGCCGTGCCCGACGAGGCGAAAGTCCAGACCGTGGCCCGCACGGAATCCGCCGCGGCGGCGATCCGCTCCGGGTGGGCGAACGGCCCCGAGGTGGTCGTGGCGTTCGACATGGCCGACCCGAAGGTGCCGCAGCAGGTGCGCGACGCCGATCTGAGCCAGCGCAGCCGCGGGGCGGGGGGCTCTCCGGAAGGGTTCTACTTCGGCGGGAAGGTGTACCTGCTGGCCGAGCAGTTGCCACGCGAGCAGGACGTGGCCCGCGTGCTCATGCACGAGGCGCTGGGCCACCACGGGCTCGCCGGGGTGTTCGGCTCGGGGCTCAATGCGGTCCTGCAGCAGCTCGCCCAGGCGCGGCCCGCCGAGGTGCGCCGCAAGGCGGCGGAGTACGGTCTGGACTACGGCGACCGGGCCCAGCGGATGCAGGCGGCCGAGGAGGTGCTGGCCGAGATGGCGCAGGCCCGTCCGGAGCTGGGCTTCGTGCAGCGCGCGCTGGCCGCCGTGCGCAGCTGGGCGCGGGCGCACATCCCGGGCTTCGCGGATCTGCGGATGACGGACGCCGAGATCATCCGGGACTACATCCTGCCGGCCCGGGGCTGGGTCGAGCGCGGGCGCCAAGCAGTCGCAGCGCCGGCAGCCGCTGGCGGCGCGCCCGCCCTGGCATTCAGCCTGCCGGCGGATGCCCTGGCCCAGGCTCGGGCGAAATGGGCCGGACTGGTCGATCAGTTCGTCCGCGGGGCGCTGGACGAGACGAAGACCTATGAGGTGCTGCCGTCGTCCACAGCGGTGATGAAGATGCTGGGCCTGCCGGACCTGCCTGTGCACGCAGGGGTGCACGCCATGGACGCGCTCTACAACCACGGCGTGAAGCCGTCACAGATGAAGCAGATCTTGGACGAAATGGCAAACCCGCCGCTCGTGATGATCTGGAACAAGGGGCGTGGCGGCGAGTTCAGTTTGAACTTCGTCACATCCATGCAGAACGGGAAAGGCGAGCCGTTCGTCATCGGCCTGAAGCCCAACAGGGGCGGGCGCCAACAGCGGTATCACTGGCTCGCGACGGTGACGGAAAAACAGCCGTCCGCCATCTTGGGCATGCTCCGCGATGGAGGAGCGATTTACGTCGGTGAGGGGGACATCGCCGGGATCAGCGAGCAAGAGAGACGCGAAGCGTTGCGCTTCGCCAAAGAAAAACGAGGTAAGGAAGCCAGAGATCTGAAGGCAGTAATGGCCAGCAGAGATGACTTACCGAACCTCGTCCAAGGCGTATTGTACGCAAAGGACCTGGAAGCATTCAAGCGGGCGCAGCCGCCCGGCGCCGCCATGTTCAGCCGTGCCGGCGGCGCCGCCCAGGCAGCGCAGCCGGCGCAGGGGCTGCTGGCCCGCCTGCAGGAGCGCGTGCGCCAGTTGACCAGCCCCGAGGCGTTGGACAGCTGGCTCTACGGCTGGCAGGACAAGTTCATCGACCTGAAGCGCATCCAGGACCAGATCAAGGCCCTGAACGGCACCGTGAGCGAGACGAACGACGCCTACCGCGGCGAGGAGCTGTACCACAAGCGCGTGGCGAAGCGCACTGCCAACTTCCTGCGCGACGAGGTGCGGCCGCTGCTTGCCGCGATGAACGACGCGGAGGTGGGCATGGAGGAATTCGAGCGATTCCTGCACGCGCGGCACGCTCCGGAGGCGAACCGCGTGCTGGCCGAGCGCAACCCCAGTAAGCAGGAGCTGGACCAGAAGCGCGCCGACGCCGCCAAGACTGTGGCGGACCTGCGCCGGCAGCTGCAGCACGCCAGGTCGTCCGGCTCGGTCATCAGCGGCATCCAGCGCTCGCTGGGACTCGCCATGGCCGAGGCCGACCGCTGGAATAGCGCCGAGGCGTTCAAGGGCACGGAGGAGGATCGCCTGTCCCTGTCCGGCATGAGCGACGCCGAGGCGAAGAACGTCATGGGGGGCTACAGCCCCGAGCAGCGCAAGGTGATGGACGCCCTGGCCACGCGCGTGGACCGGATGAACAACATCACGCTGCAGACGCTCGAGCAGTACGGCCTGATGGATCGCCTGTCGATCGAGGCCTGGCGCAAGACCTACCAGCACTACGTCCCGCTGCATCGCGACGAGGCCCGGCCGGACAGCAAGGCGCATCCGATCGGGCAGGGCTTCAGCACGAAGGGCGACGCATCGAAGCGGCGCACTGGCTCCAACGAGAAGGTGACGAACATCCTGGGCCACCTGGTGATGCAGCGCGAGGCGGCGCTGACCCGCGGCGAGAAGAACAACGTGATGAAGCGCCTCTATGTGCTCGCGGCACAGAACCCCGACGAGAACCTGTGGTCCCTGGAGCTGCCGAAGAAAAAGGCCATCGATCCCGACACGGGGCTGGTGCGCACCATGCCGGACATCGGGGCGCGCCTGCGCGACAACGTGCTGACGCTGCGCATCGGGGGCAAGGACAAGCACATCATCTTCAACGAGCGCAACGAGCGGGCGGCCCGCCTGGCTCTGGCGATGAAGAACCTGGACGCCACGGAGCTGGACCGCTTCACCCGCACGATGGGGCACCTCACGCGCTGGTTCGCGGCGGTGAACACCCAGTACAACCCGATTTTCGGCGTGCTCAACCTGGCGCGCGACGTGCAGGGTTCGCTGCTGCAGCTGTCGTCCACCCCGTTGGCGGGCCGGCAGCGCGAGGTCTTCAAGAACATCCGCAGCAACATGGGCGCCATCTACCAGGATCTGCGGCGCGAGCGGCGGGAGAGCGGTGGAGGGCAGGGGCCGTGGGCCCGGCTCTGGGAGCAGCTGCAGCTGGACGGCGGCACGACCGGCTACCGCGACCTCTACACCAAGCCCGAGGACCGCGCGGCGGCCCTGCGCAAGGCGCTCGAGCAGCAGGGCGAGGGCCGGGCAGCAGGCATGGCGCGCGGCGTGGGCGAGTGGCTTTCCGACTTCAACGAGACGCTGGAGGCCTCCACGCGCCTGGCCGTGTACAAGGCGGCGCTGGACGCCGGCCAGTCGCGCGAGGCCGCGGCCAGCCTGGCCAAGAACATCACGGTCAACTTCAACCGGAAGGGACGGAACACGTCGGTGGTGGGCAGCTACTACGCGTTCCTGAACGCCGCCATCCAGGGCAACGTGCGCATGCTGGAAACCCTGGCCGGGCCGGCCGGGCGGAAGGTCATGGCCGGCGGGGTCGCTTTGGGCATGCTGTCGGGGCTGGCGGGCGCGCTCATCATGGGCGGTGGCGGGGCCGATGACGAATGGAAGAAGATCCCCGACTTCGTGAAGGAGCGCAGCATCATCATCCCGCTGAGCCGCCAGGACTACGTGGCGATCCCCATGCCGCTGGGCTTCCACGTTTTCCCGAACATCGGCCGCAAGCTGGTGGAGTTCGGCATGCACGACGACCCGACGAAAAGCCGCGCCGGCCACTTGGCGGACATGGCCATGATCGCCCTGAACGCCTACAACCCGCTGGGCGGGGCCGACAACATCATGCAGATGCTGGCGCCCACGCCCTTCGATCCGGTGGTGGCGCTGATGGAGAACAAGGACTGGACCGGCCGGCAGATCTACAAGGAGCAGCGCAGCGCGCTCGATCCGAAGCCCGGGCATGCCATGGGCAAGGACTCGGTGACGCCACCCGCGCGGTGGGTGGCCCGGCTCATCAACGACGCCACCGGCGGCAACGAATGGCAGCCCGGGAAGTGGAGCCCGAACCCAGACGCTCTGGAATACCTGTTCGGGCAGTTCACCGGCGGCGTGGGCCGCGAGCTGACCAAGGCCGGTAACATGGTGACGGCCGCCGTCACAGGGGAGGAGCTGGCGCCGCACCAGATCACCCTGGCGGGGCGGTTCTACGGCAACACGCGCGGCGTGAACGGCCAGAGCACGTCCTACTACGAGAACCTGAAGCGGGTGAACACCAGCATGGCCGAGGCCAAGGGGCGCGTGGCGAGAGGGGAGGAGGCCGAGGCCGTGCTGCTGGACGTGCCGCTGGCCCGCGTGGACGGCGCGGCCAGTCTGCTCGACAAGCGAGTGTCCGACCTGGTGAAAATGCGGCGGCAGATCCAGGCCGGCGGCGACCCGAATAAGCGCGAGCTGGTGAAGGAGGTGAATGCCGAGATCGAGCGCAGCATGTACCTGCTCAACAAGGCCGTGGAGGAGGTGCTGGCCGAGCAGCACGGGAGGTGAGAGCAGCGGCGCCGAACCCGGCGCCGCTGAGCTATCCTTCGGGCGCAACAGGAGGGATTCCTATGAAGAAGTTGAAGGTCTACATTGCGACGCGTGCCGACGGCGCGAGCGTTGATTTTGTTCACCCTGAAGATGAGCCGCTGTCGCTTGAAGAGGTGGCGCGCGAGCTGGTGCTGGAAGCCGGCAAGCAGCAGACGCTGGTGCCCAATGGACGGCGGGGAGCGTCGCATTTGGAGCGCCTGGCCGAGTATGGCTACACCATCAATTCGATCGAAACGGTGGACGCACCAGAGCAGCCCAAGGGTCCGGCGAAATGATCCCATCGCTCAACATCGTGAAGGCCGGCTCGGGGGCCTACCAGGTAAACATCGAGGATGGCGGCACGGAGGTGGACGAGTTCACTGCGACGACCATCGCAGGCGCCATCCGGGAAGCGGCCGCCCGTGGTTACGGTGCCCGGGGCTTCCACATCTGGTATGGCGCCATCTGCATTGGCACCACCACCCTGACCGCCATGCGGCACGATGCCGAAACGCTGGCGCTGAAGCTGCTGAGCGTGGCTTCGCAGTTCTGATGCAGACAGGTCGCCCTCACGAAGGAGAGGCTTGGCAAGCGAAACGATGACACTGGAAGGTAACACTGGATGTCATCGCCTAATTTGCGTTCTGCTAACATCGATTCCTACTTAGGAGTGCGTATGTCTGTATTGATCAAAGCAAGCAGCACCCGCGCCCAGGCGTTCAGGCGCGGCTTCTGGAAGGGGCTCGGAGCGCCTGCGATGCTGTTTGGAACCTTCGACATCGAGCAGGCAGAAGCCAAAGACTTCGAGCCGAAGCCCCTGCCAAAGCGCAAGCGGGGCACGGTGCGAGACGACTGGAAGGCTGTAGGCCGCGAAATTTCCAAGGCGGCCGAGATTGGGTAGAGCCTCAAGGGGAAAATTGCCCGGCCGAGTTCGCCCTACTGCTGCCGCCCCTGTATTTGCCAAGGGGCCGGCTACGCCGAGCGTTGGCGGCGTGACCAGTTCCGTAACGCGCACCCAGGTGACGGCTCACTCAGGCCCAATGCCTGCCCCCGAAACTTTGGCCGGCTACGAGAGCATCCTGCCCGGATCAGCAGAGCGTATTTTACGGATGGCTGAGAAGCAGCAGGACAGCCGCATCGCTTTGGAGATGGCGCAGCAGGACGCGGATGTCCGTCACCGGGAGGAGATGACGAGGCTGCAGAAGCGTGTCCATACCGGTACGTTCATCAGCGACTACCTCGGACAAGTGCTGGGCTTTTTGGTGGCTGCAGGTTGTGTCGTGGCAGCGGTCTATGCCGGGATCTGGCAGAACAACTGGCCGGTCGCAGCCTTATTCCTTGGGCTACCGGTCGTTGGCATGATCCAGGCAGTGAGGGGCATGAAGCCATCCGCCAAGGGCAAGTCCGGCAGTTGAGCGCACTGGGGCTGACGGCCCCTGATCCGCCCAAGCGTCCGCTTGGTGGGCTGGTTTTTTATCCAGTATCATGCGGCATGACCATCGACCAGATTGCAATCGCGTTGCTCGGCGCTGCGGCCGCGTTCCTGTCGCAGGCCAGCACGGAGTCCGCCCGCCGGTGGGCATGCATCTTCGGCATCGTAGGACAGCCGTTCTGGTTCTGGGCGTCCTGGCACGCCGACCAGTGGGGCGTCTTCGCGGTGTCGGTCTTGTACGCCCTGGCGTGGGTCCGGGGCTTCTGGGTGTACTGGGTGGCCCCCCGCCTGCGGGCGGGGTCGGGGCTGGGAGCCATCCCTAAATCTGCCCCAAAATGA